CTATGGCATGCGGCGCTTCACCACCTGCACCGCCAGCGGCGCCGTGGCAAGGTCCACCGTCGAGGCGCTGACGTTCCTGACCGTCACGCGCACGCTGTTGTTGCTCCACACATGGCAGTCCAGAACGAAGGCGATGCTGCTGGTGTCGAGCGACGCATCCGCGAAGTCGCCCCGTCGCGCACCCGGCACGGTGACGTCGAAATTCGCCGTCGCGCCGGGCCCGAGGCTCGGGAGGTCCCAGCTGGTCTCCAGCGCCAGCGTCCGCGTCCCGGCCGGCAGCGACGGGCAGCCGTAGAGCACCGCGGGCGCATCCTCCGGCAGGCCGTAGAGTCGCAGCGCCTCGAGCTCGATCTGCCCGTCGAAGCCGATGATCCCGATCTGCGCGAAGGCCACGCCCGGCCCCAGCCGCACCGTCTGCCGCCGGTTGAGCGAGCTGTCCTGCATCACAGCACCCGCCTGCCAGCTCTTCGACGCGGTGTCCCACTGCATGGTGGTGCCGGAGGCGAGCGTGTCCTGCGGCTGGTTCTCCCGCACGGTGCCGGCGCCGTCGAAGCAGCGGACGCAGAGCCGGCCGCCATCGGCGCCGCCCACCAGCCAATGCGCCAGCGCGAACTCCTTCGCGTGCGTGGTCTGTACCACGAAGGCCACCCCGCGGTTGGCGTTCAGCAGCAGCCCCCGCCCGGTCGCGGCGATGCCGTCCAACCCGTTCCAGGACAGCGCCGCCATGGTGGTCTCGGTCGTCGTGGAGGTCGCGATGATGCAGGCCCCCTCCACGCCGATCTCGGTGTTGCTGTGGCGGAAGGCGGCGGCGCGGAGGTTCGGGATGTTGGCCAGCAGGCGGGTCAGCCGCGAGGCCGGCGCGCGGTGGCGGTTGTAGACGGCGTTGCCGGCCCGGGTCGCCGTCGCGGTGTAGTCGATGCCGATGCCGTAGGTCTGCGCCCAGGCCACTTCGTACTCGCAGTCCGTCGCCGCCCCGGTGTGCCGGGCCGCGGTCGGCGAGCAGGCCTCCATGCGCATCCCGCGCGCGATGATCGCCGTGCCGCTGGTCTCGTTCAGGAAGGGGATGGCGAGGTTCGGGTCGAGCTGGCGCAATTCGAAATTCGGCCCGTCGAAGATGTGCCGGTTGTGGTTGTTGTAGGCCCCAGCCTGCCGCGAGAAGCGCACCCCGAAGCGGTCGAGCGTTGGGTTGATCCCGGTGGCGCAGGCGAAGTGGCCGCCATAGTAGCGGATCGAGGTGTTCCAGGCCGTGGCGGTGGCGCAGTGCGCGTCGAGACCGTAGCGGTTGTTCAGGATGCGCCCGAGGATCAGCGTGGTGTCCTCGAAGCCGCGGCCGTCGCCCAGCGTCCGCAGCCCGATCGTGAAGCCTGAGACCAGGCGGAGGTCGAGCAGCGAGGAGTCAAGGTTGCGGGCGAGGATGCCGATGTCGACCTCGCTGGCCCAGTCGGACTGGATCTGCCTAGTGACCTGCAGGTTGAGGTAGAGCTTCTCGCCGTTGCGGACCGTGCCGCCGTCGCCGAGCGTCAGCACGGTGGCCGGCGCGTTCGCGGCGCCGGTGTACTGGATCACGCCTTGCATGATCAGCCCGCGCGCGCCGCCGCCGAGCGTGACGCCGGCGTCGACGTTCCAGGTGCCGGGCGGGATCACTGCGAACTTGCCGTCCGCCGCGGCGCGGTCGAAGCAGGCTTGGATGGCGGCGCGGTCGTTGGCGGCGCCGTCGCCGAGGCCGCCGAAGTCGCGCGGCAGCACCGCCTCGCGGTCGCGAAGGTACTTCGCCAGGTCGGTCTTGGAGATGTTCTGGCCGAGGACCATGAGGTCGTCGATGCGGGCGGCCATGTCGCCTCCTACAGCGCGGTCGCGGTGACGGGCCCGGCGAGGGCCGAGACGTTCCCCTCGGCGGAGACGGCGCGGAGCCAGTACCAGCGGGTCTGGCCGGCGCTGAGGCCGGTGCGGTCCCAGGGCAGCGCAGTGGGCTCGGTCGCGAGCTTCACCGCCGCCGCGAGGCTGGCGCTGCTGGCCTCGAACACCTGCAGCCTTACGGCGTCGGCCGGAAGCCGCCGGAGAGCCGCACGCCGCCGGTGATGCCCAGGGCGGCGGGCGCGGTCACGGCGCCGGGGATCGCCGCCTCCTGCCAGCCCGACACCGCCCCGCTGCGCGCCACCGCACGCGCCCGGAAGGCGGTCGGCTCGGTGGTGGGAATGGAGGCGGCCGTCGCGCCGAGAGCGCCACCGTAGCCCTGCCAGGTGGCGACGGAGGCGGGGCGGAACTCGAACTCGTAGCCGGCCAGGTATGCGCTGCCGACCGCGGACCACGACACGCCGAGGGCGGCGAAAGCCGGCACGAGCGGCGTCTCCACGCTGATGCTCGCCGGCGCGGCGATCACCCCCGGGTTCGGCAGCACTACCGAGGGACTGTCACCGGCGGCGCGCTCGTCCACCGCCGGGTTCCAGTCCCACACCGCCGGGTCCTCCTCCGACAGCGTCAGATCCACCCCACCATCCGGCGACAGCCGCCAGCCCGTTACGCGCGCCGGGAACGGCCCGACGCGGTCGAGGGCGACGGTCACCCCGTCCCAGGGCCGCAGCCGCAGCGCCGAGAGGTTGGCCGGGAAGGCGACCTCACGCTGGCGGCGGATCCGCTCGAGTTCGGCCTTCATCAGCCGCTGCACGGTCACGACCGAGGTGGTCAGCGGGAACTCCAGGTCGCGGTAGATCTGCTCGCCGCCGTCCTCGGCCACGTAGTTCGAGGCGAGCAGCGGCGGCGCGTCGGTGGGCTGCCAGTTCTTCGCCGGGTCGACGTAGACGGCCCGCACCCCATTGAAGAGGTCCCGCCGCGGCCGGCTGCCCTGGATAGTGACGTCGCCGCGCAGGTCGTCCGAGGTGAGCGTGGCGGCCGGCAGCGCGGGCCCGCCCGCATGGATGAAGAACCGCCCGCCGGAGACCACCAGCGCCCCGGCCATGGCGGCGACGAGCTTGCGGGTGATGGCGATCTTGCCCTCGCCGAGCGAGACGCGGCCGTTCACGGTGTAGCGCCGCTCGGTGACCCCGGCGCGGGTGCCGATCAGCTCGTCGCAGATGTTCGCCGCGGCGATGAGCGGGGGGATGTCGATGTCGTCCCAGGAGGCCTTCCAGCCGAAGGGCGCTGTCAGGTACCAGGCGAGGCAGAGGGCCGGGTTGTCGGACCAGCCGGTCGCGCCGGCGCGCGGGTCGAGGATGGTGTCGGCGCCCTCGACGAGGGCGGCGATGTTGGGCGGGCCGGAGGGGAAGGCCTCCGCCGTGATCTTGAGACGGACAGCGACATAGGCGCGGCCGCGGCCGCGGTGCTCCGAGGTCCACTTGCCCCCGGTCTCGGCGATCAGGTTGGCGTTGGCCGCCTGGTCGGGGTCGCCGAGGTGGCGATCGATGCGCACCAGGCCGTCGAACTTCGCGTCGGTGGCCAGAGTGTCGCCGAGCCAGAGGTCGCCGATGGCGCGGACGCGGTACGCGGCGAGCACAACGACGGCGTAGAACCAGCCATCGGCGCGGCCGGCGTCATCGGTCGCGGAGTGGATGAAGACGATCGGCCCGCCGACCTTGCAGCGGCCGAAGACGATCTGGTGCTCGGTGATCGGCTGGCGGAAGGACTGCGTGCGGCCGGCGCCGGGCGCGGTGGGATCGTCGCCGGGGCGGAGCGCGGCCGAGGACGTCGGCGCGGTCGGCCGTTTGGCCGGAAAGACCGAGGCGCCGATGGTCGACACGACGAAGGCGGCGCCGGCGCCGACGATCGCGCCGATGATGCCGCCGCCGACCGCGGCCGAGGCGACGCCGCCGGCGACAACGGCGATGAGGGGAACGGCGGCGGGCATCAGCCGATCCTCCAGGCGATGGTGCAGAGGGTAATCGGCGCGCGGACCAAGCCACGCGGCCCGACGAAGGCGACGCGGCCGGCGTCGAGCACCACGCCCAGGCGGTCGGGATCAGGCGCGAGGACGATGTCGCCCATGCGAGCCCGCAGCGGCGCCACGCGGGGGAAGCCGGCGCTGTCCGCCGTGGCCGTAAGGTCGGGCAGGACGCGCACTTGCGGCCGGCTACCAGTGACCGCCTCCACCGCGGCCAGCGCGAAGCGCCCGCAGTTCCAGCGATGGGCGAAGGCGCGCGTCTCCACCGCCGACAGCAGGGCTGCCAGCCGCACCGCCCAGTCTGGCCGTCGCGTCACTGCGCAGGCAGCCGGATCTCCGCCTCCTGCAGGGCGGGGACGTACTCGAAGAAGCGGTCGCCCGGGTACTCGGCCTGCTGGTCGGCGTCGGTGTAGCGGCGCACCTCGGCGCGCTCGAGGTCGACGAGGCGGCTCTCGCAGGTGAGTGCGACGCGCGGCTCGGCGCCGTCGGTCACCTCCATCGTGTCCATCAGCCCCGCCCAGAGCGGGAACGGGTCCGCGACGAAGGCGCCCTCGGCGTCCAGCAGGGCGCCCCAGAGCCGGGCCGGGCGCAGCCGGAAGCTCCGCTCGGCGAGCGCGATGTCCACCACCTCCTGCGGCACGGGCGAGAGCGCCAGGGTCAGCCGCACGGCGCGGAGCTCGACCGTCTCCTCGACCTCACCCACCGCCCCGATCGAGCCGACGCCCTCGAAAACCTTCCCCGCCCAATTCAGTTGCCCGAGGCCGGTCCAGGCGCGGAAGGCGCCGGAGGCGAAGTCGAGCTCAACCAGCACGACCGGGGCCGCGACCGGCGAGGTGGCGGAGGAAGCCGCATGCGGTGACAGCCGCGGCGTGCCGTGAGCATCCGACATCACAGAGCTTCCTCGAGGCGGATGGTGATCGCGGTGAAGCGCCCGGGCCGGGTCGGGTTGGCGGCCTCGTCGTCGGAGACCAGACGCATGGCGACGGTGGGCTTGGTGAGGATCAGCGGCTGGTTGATCAGCAGCGCCTCGCGCAGCGGCGGCGCAATCGGGATTGTCGCCGTGCCCGCGCCAGAGGCGGTGACGGTCTCGGTGGCGATGTGGAGCCGCCCCGCAAGGCCGATCAGGTCGCCCGCGCCGACCGCGACGCCGTTCGGCCACCAGCCCTGGGTCTGGATGGCGAGCGCCCCGCGCGGCGCACCGGAGGCCAGCGCCGGATTTCCCGAGCCCACCACGAAGCCTGTGCCGTCCGTGAAGATGGTGGCGTCCGAGTAGGAGAATGGCCCGCTCGGCACGTCGCCCTGGCTGCGCAGATCGCCGGTGCGGAACTCCCGCCGCCAATCCCAGACGCGGACCGTGTTCACCGAGCCGGCGAGCGCGGCGAGCAGACCTTCGAGCAGGCCCGCGCGCACGCGGTCGAGCGGGTCGAAGGTCGCCTGCGCGACCCAGCGCGCGCCCTCACGCCGGAGCACCTGGGTGGCGCGGGTGACCGGCGAGACGAAGCGCGTGGTGTTGTGCTGCAGGTAGAAGGTCAGCCGCGTCGGGCGCAGCGCCTCGGGCCAGGCGTATTCGGTCATCCCCGCACCGTCTCGTAGGCGCTGCCGCCGCGGCGGATGGCATCGAGCGTCATTGTTGAGGCCTGCCGGGCAATCTGCCCGGCGAGCAGCCGCAGCCGCGCCTCGACGCCGGCATCGGCGCCGCGCGCGTCGATGTTGATGGTCTGCTGGATGACCCGCCCGCCAGGCGCCATGCCGTTCGGCAGCACGGTCCCGCCGCGGTCCGGGACGAACCATTCGGGCCCGCGCTCGCCGACGATGTAGGGCTGGCCGGCGGCGACCGGCCCGCCGTCCGCCCGGAACAGGCCGCCGAGCCAGGAATCGATGCCATCGAACCAGCTGCCGGCGCCGAGGCTGGTGAGGCCGGCCGAGACCGCATTGCCCAGCGGCTCGGTGATGGTGCGGCGCGCGATGATGCGGGTGATGTCCTGCAGCAGGCCCTGCATGACCTTCGACAGCTTGTCGCCGCGCACGATCGCGTCCTCGAAGGCGGAGGAGAACGCGAAGCCCAGCTCCCGCGCCGCCTCGCGCGTGCCCTCGGTGCTGCGCTGCAGCCGCCGCTCAGCCTCCTCCAGATCCTCCAGCGCGCGCTGCGCCTCGCGCCCGATCGTCTCGTCGGGGATCGGCCGGCCAGCGCGCTCGGCGCGCTGCACCAGGTCGCCAAGCCGCTCCAGCCGGCGCTGGTAGCGCTCATAGGCGGTCTCGTTGTCCTGGATCAGGCGCTCGCGCTCGCGCAGCAGGTCGTTCAGCTGGCGCTCAGCGTCGCGCGCCTCGCGCGCGCCCTCGGTGCTGGCGCGTCGCACCGCGGCGACGCGCGGCTCCAGGCGGCGCAGCGCCTCGTCGCGCTCCTGCAGCGCCAGCGTCTCGAGGCGGGTGCGCTCGGCGGCGGTGACACCGCCCGCCGCCTCCGCCTCGCGCAGCCTGCGGACGCGCTCCTCGTATTCGCGGTTGATCCGGAAGCGGTCGTCGAGGTCGCGGGTGAGCTCCTGGACGTCCTGCGTGGCGCGGCGCCGGCGCGCGTCGGCGGCGGCCTGGCCGGCGCGCTCCTGCTCCTCCAGCCGGCGGTTCAGCGACTCCCGCTCGGCGGTGTCGATCTCGGCCAGGGTGGCGAAGTAGTCCCGGCGCAGCTCCTCCAGCCGCGCCCGGCTGTCGACGCCGGCCTGCTGCTCGGCGGCGCCGACCAGGCCGGGGCGGATGCTGCCGCGGCGGACCGGGGCGCGGAGGCTGTCACGGCCGTCGCCCTCGCTCTCCAGCCGGCCGATCTGCGCCGACAACGCGTCGGCCTGGCGGCGCAGGCCGGCGAGGCGTTCCTCCTCGCTGCGCAGGCCGGCACCCTGGCGGACGCTGTCCACGGCGCGCGCCGCGGCCGAGAGGGCACGGGCGAGCGCGTTGGACAGGCCGATGGCGCGGTCAAGCTGGCCGAGGAAGTTCTCGGTCGCGGCCGTGAGCTGCCCGAAGGCGCGGCCGAGCGAGAGCGGGGCGCGGTCGAGTTCCGCGCCGAGCCGTTCGGTGGCGCGCAGCAGCGCGGGGAAGACCCGCTCGGCGGTGAGCTTGCCCTCGGAGCCGAGCTTGCGCAGTTCGCCGATGGAGACGCCGAGCTCGCGCGCCAGGCCCTCGGCCAGCAGCGGCATGGCCTCGAGGATGGAACGCAACTCGTCGCCCTGGAGCACGCCCGAGGCCAGCGCTTGGGCGAGTTGCAGCGTGGCCGAGGAGATCTCCTGGGTCGAGGCGCCGGAGACGATAGCAACGCGCTGCAGGCCGCCGACGAGGCGGACCACCTGGTCCGAGGTGGCGCCGATCTCGCGTGCGGCGATCGAGAAGCGCTGGAAGGCGTCGACGCTCTCGGAAACGGCGACGCCGGTGGAGAGCGCGTTGCGGTACAGCGCCTCGTAGACCTGCCCGGCGCGCTCGACCGAGCCCGTGGCGTTCTGCAGGCGGGAGAGGCCCTGGGTGAGCGCGTCGCCGGCCTGGACCAGGGCGCGGGCGGCGACGGCCACGCCGGCGATCTGGATGCCGCGCGTGGCGAGGTCGAGTAGTTCGAGGGAGCGCGAGGCGCGCTCGGCGCCGCCCTTGATCTGGTCGAGCGAGCGCTGGCCGGTCTCGCCGACCTCGCGCAGCCCGGCCTTGACCCGGGCGGCGTCGTCCAGCGAGAGGCGGACCGAGACGCGGCGGGTTGCATCAGCCATGTCAGGTCGTCTCCCTCTTCACCGCTGCTGCCATCGCACCGGCCAGGGCTTGCTCTCGCTGTCGCTGAGCGGTCCGGCTAGACTGAGCCAAGCAGACAAGCGGCCCCGGTGACCCCGTGAGGTTCAGCCTGTGGTCACATCGCCGGAGAGACATCGCGAAGAATGCCGACGACGCCGCAGCAGATCGATCTCTGGCGCCAGGCCTCGACGGAGCATCAGCGCCTCGAGTTCAAGGAAGCCAAGACTCAGTACGACACGGACAAGCTCAACCGGTACTGCGTCGCCATCGCAAACGAGGGCGGCGGGCACCTTTTGCTTGGCATCGCCGATGCGCCACCGCGGCCCGTTGTCGGCACACGGGCATTTCTCGACATCGTGGTAGCGGCAGAGCGTCTGTTCAAAGCCGTTGGATTCCGAGTCGAGATCGAAGAAGTGAGCCATCCGGACGGGCGGGTGCTTGTCTTCCACATCCCGTCGCGTCCGCGCGGGACGGCCTACCACTTGGACGGCGCCTACCTGATGCGCGCGGGTGAATCGCTCGTGCCGATGAGCGAGGATCACCTGCGGCGGATATTCGCGGAGGGTCAGCCCGATTGGTTGGAGCAGCACGCACGGATCGGGCTCGATGCGCAGGCGGTCGTGGAGCTGCTCGACACGCAGGCGTTCTTCGAGCTTCTGAAATTGCCCTACCCAACCGATCGATCCGGCGTCATCGAGCGCCTCGTCAGAGAGCGGCTGGCCGACGAGACGCCAGAAGGATACGCCGTGCGCCGCCTCGGCGCATTGATGCTGGCGAAGCAGCTTTCAGACTTCCCGGATGTCGCGCGCAAGGCGCCTCGGGTCGTCGTCTACAGCGGTACGTCAAAGCTGGAGACAAAGCTCGACCAGCTCGGTGCACGAGGGTACGCGGCTGGCTTCCAGGGACTGGTCCGCTTCGTGATGGGGCAGCTTCCCCAGAATGAGGTCATCAAGGACGCACTGCGCACCGAGGTGAAGCTTGTCCCGGAGGTGGTGATTCGCGAGCTGGTGGCGAATGCCCTGATCCACCAGGACCTCGAGATGGGCGGCGCGTCGGTCATGGTCGAGATCTATGCCGATCGGCTGGAGATCTCGAACCCTGGCGAGCCCATCGTGGACGTGGCTCGCTTCATCGACGGGTATCAGTCGCGCAATGAGCGCCTGGCTGATCTCATGCGACGGCTCGGTATCTGCGAGGAGAAGGGTAGCGGGATCGACAGGGTCGTGCATGCCGCGGAAGTGTACCAACTGCCGGCGCCGGACTTCCGGGTCGGGCATCGGCGCACGGTCATCACGATTTTCGGTCATCGCCCCTTCGACGCGATGGATCGCGAGGATCGCGTTCGCGCTTGCTACCAGCACGCTGCGCTGAAGTGGGTGATGTCCGAGCGCATGACGAACCAATCGCTCCGGGAGCGCTTCAACCTCCCCGAATCGAAGGCGGCCATAACGTCGCAGATCATTGCGGCCACCGTCGAGGCGGGGCTGATCAAGCCGGACGAGAAGGTCGGCGGTTCGCGGAAGTTCGCCCGGTACCTCCCCTTCTGGGCCTGAGGTTCATTTTCACCGCCCACCCCAGCGGCCGTCTTGGGCGAGAAAAAACCTCGGCGGATCAGACACTTGTTTATTTAAGGCTTTCCCCGAGTGACCCTCCCGCCTCCTCCCGACGGGTAGCGGTCCCCGCGGCCATGCCAAGGCGCATAGCCGTCAGCAACTCCGCCGCGGCCCAGCCAGAGGCGCCCATTTCCCGCGCTGCGGCGAGCGCGCCCGCGGTGTCGAGGGTCAGGCCGGCCATCGTGACCTCAGCGCAGGTGGTGCCGGCAGACCAGCAGGCGTGGCCTTCGAGGCTGGTCGGTGCGTGCGCGGCGTAGGGACAGGCGTCGGCGCAATCTCGGCCAAGGCCAGCGCAGCCGTGGCAGTACTCGGGCCCGCGGCCGAAGTGCCAGGCGGCGCGAGCCCTCAGCCGTTTCCCTCGGCGGCCACCGCCGCGACCGGTGCGGTGGCGCGGTCCCAGAAGGCGGCGGCGATGTCGTCGAGGTCCATCAGGCGCTCGACCGCCTCGGGCGAGAGCGGCAGCGGCTTGCCGGCGGCATCGCCGATACCCTCCCAGGCCGTGACAGCGTGGCGGGCGAGAACTTTCACGAGGAAGGCGAAGGACAGGCCGCGCGACATGTCGGGGTCGAGGTCCGGATCGGCGATGCGGATCGCGGCGAGGCGGCGTGCCGCCGCGGCCTGCGCGGCGGCCATCACCGCGGTCGTCACGGGGCGGATCTCCACGCGGACGCCGCGCGGCAGGTCGAGCCAGTACGGCTCGGCCGGGAGGTCGAGGGTGAACATGGAAAACTGGTCCTCCATGGGTTATGTATTCTGCAGAAACCAAGGAACACCCCGATGACCGAGCCCATGCTCAAGGTCCCGGCGGCCGAGGCGCAGCGGAACTTCGGCCTCTATCAGGACAAAGCCCTGACCCAACCCGTCGCCATCACCCGCAATGGCCGGCCGCGCACCGTCATGATCTCGGTCGAGGAATACGAGCGCCTCAAGCGCCGCGATCGCCAGGTGATGCGCACCGAGGACGCGCCGCAGGATGTGATCGACGCGATCCTTGCCGCACGCCCCCCCGAGGAAGCCAAGCAGTTCGACCGTGAAGTCGAGTAGCCTGCCCCTTCCGGCCGTCGGCGAGGTCATTCGCTACAACTATCTGTGGAGCCACGAGTACGCCTCGGGCCGTGAGGAAGGCACCAAGGATCGCCCCGCGGCTGTGGTCGCCGTGCTCCAGCAGGCGGACGGGCAGCACGAAGTCGTCGTGCTGCCGATCACCTCAAGCCGGCCGATCGAACCTGCGACTGCGGTTCTGCTTCCCACCGCCACACGCGCGCGCCTCGGTCTTCAGGCAGAGCCATGCTGGGTTGTGGTTAGCGAATACAACCGCTTCGTCTGGCCCGGACCTGATCTGCGGCCCGTGGATCGCGGAGCCGGCGATCTTGACGTGAGCTACGGGCTTCTCCCCGACAGACTCATGGCGGAAGTCCGCGAAGCGCTCAGACGATGGCGAGCGGAGCGCGCCGTCCATGCCGTGAGGCGGACCGAGTAGCGAGCAGCCAATGTCGTCCGTGCTCCAGCAATCAAGGCGGCATCACTACGTGCCGGTGTTCTACCTCAAGCGGTGGGAAACCGGCGGGCGCGTATGCCAGTACAGCCGGCCTCACCGGAAAGTGGTGCCGCAGCTGAAGGCGCCGACTGCGGCAGGCTTCGAGGTCGACCTGTACTCTGTGCCGGGGTTCCCTGCTGAACATCGGACGATGCTGGAGGATCACTTTCTCAAGCAGGTTGATCAGCTCGCAAGCGACGCGCTGGACGTGATGCTCGATCAGGGCCAGGGACCTGCGGCCCTATCGCCCAGGCTGCGCGACGGATGGTCTCGGTTTGTCATGTCGCTGCACCATCGCTCGCCGACGCGGCTGGCGGCGTTGAAGGAGCGGTGCCGACGGTATGTCTCCGCGAACATGAGCCAGTACGAGCAGCTCTTTCACGAGAAGCGCGCGCCCGACGATCCGCGGTCCTTCGACGACTTTTACGACGATCTCAACCGCGATGCCGATCAGCGGCTCTGGGCAGAGGTGTTCCGGCGTGCCGTGGACAGTCAGCGCGTCGGCGACTTCCTGAACCGCATGACGTGGCATGTCGTCGGCATCGACGGTTCTGACCGCAGCTTTCTCACATCCGACCATCCCCTAGTGACGAGCAATGGCCTAGATCGACCCGACGGCCATATCGTGCTTCCACTCGGCCCCTCGACGATGTTCGTAGCCACCAACACCGAGGAGATGTTGGCGCAGATCCGCGCTGCGCCGATCCGGGCGCTTCAGGCGCACATCAACGATGTGGTGGTGCGGCAAGCATCGAGGTTCGTCTACGGCCGGGATGATCAACAACTTCGATTTGTTGAGAACCGCCTGGCACGGCAAGCCGCCTCGATTCCTCCCACGTAGCAGTACGGGGATTAGGCGTACTCCGTCCCCGCCTGCTGGTTCTTCAGCACCGCCGTCAGCATGCGTGTCGCCGTCGCGTTGAAGGCTGCGCGGAACTCAAAGCTCGCCTCGACGCCCGCCGGCCCCTCGATCGGGGTCTTCGCGAGCGCCAGGTAGACCTCGTGCAGCGTGAAGGTGAGGCTGCGGTTGGCGTCGATGGTGAACGCGAAGGCGAACTCCGCCGCCGTGCCGTTCTGCGCCTGCGTCAGCAGCGTGGTGTCCGCGAAGCGCGCGGTGATCTGGCCGGTGGCGCGCGCGATGCCGGGATCCGCCCCCTCGATCTTCCGGTCGGCGCGGATGGTGCGCACCGCCTCGACGCTGTTCGAGTAGGCAAGCCGCGCGCCGGTGACCTGCGCCAGCGCGGACCCGCCGCGCGTGATCGAGCCCTGCGCCTTGTTGAACGCGGTGTAGGCCGCCGAAACCGGCGTGCCGCCGGAGGACGAGCCCGAGCGCGTCGAGCCCTGAGCGATCCGCTTGATCGTGGCCGTCGCCGGTCCGGTCGGGCTGAAGTCGATCTCCAGCGCGTCCGCGCGCACGCCGGCGCAGACGTCGTAGCTCGGTACGTCTGGATAGCCGATCTCGATCGCCTGGGAGGGCAGCGTCGCCGCGCCGGAGCCGAAGGTGTGCGTGAAGTTTGGGTTGGTGCCGGTGGTGCTCGGCACGCCGAGCAGCAGGCGCAGCCAGTGGCCGATGTTGATCAGGTCCACCGGCACGACGGCGTCGCCCTCGACCGTGACCGTGTCGAAGAACGGCGCGGCGGGATCGCGATTGCCGCCAAGGCCGATGACGTCCGCGTCGAGCAGCGGCTGCTCGGCGCCGAGGTTGCAGGAGAGGAAGGGCACCCGCCGCCAGTTGCCGCCTGGTGCGGTGCCGTAGGTGACCTCGGGGATCATGAGCAGGCGCGAGTTCGCGCCGATGGCACGAGGCATTGGAAGCTCCTGTCAGGCCAGCGCCGAGCCGGCGACGGTGAAGGACAGCGTGACGGGGACCGAGGCGGCGCGCGCTGCGGCGGTGCCCTCGGTTTCGGCATCGTCGAAGGACGGCGCACCGGGCTGCGTCCACTCCACCGCGCCACCGAGGGTGCGATCGCCAGCGATCGCCGCGGCGATGTCGACCAGCAGCGCGTCGAGCAGGGCCCCGGTGGCGGCGGCGACCTCGACTTCCGCTCGGTGCTCCACCGCCCAGGCGAGCAGGGAGAGGATCGGGGTCTCCTCCACCGTCTCGCCGTCGCGCACCACCACCAGCCCGCCGGCGGGCAGGCGCTGCGGGACGGTCTCGTTGCGGAGGACCTTCGGCGCGGGGCTCCGCGCGGCCAGGGCGGCGCCCAGGCGGGCGGACAGGGCAGCCAGGGCGGTCTCGCGCACACTCATCCGGTCCTCGTCGCTTCGGCTTCCCAGGCCGCCACGAAGCGCCGCGGCAGGCGCCGCAGGGCGCGCAGCGACGCCCCGCGCACGTCGAGGCGCTTGGCCAGCTTCACCTGCGGCAGGAGCAGGAACATCGGCACCATCCCCTGTTCGAGCAGCCCGCGGGCCCAGGCCTCACGGCCCCTGCGGTTGGCGGTGCCGACCTCGGCGACACCGCCTGCGATCAGCCGGGTGCGGCGCCGTCGGCCGCTCCCTGCGCCCTGGCGCAGCGGCAGGCACCAGACGAAGCCGCGGCCCGAGCGGAAGGGCCGCAGGAAGCCCTGGCCGGAGGCGATCATCTGGGTGGCCGTGACCCGCAGCCCCTTGTCGCCGCGCCCACGCCAGCCGCGGGCGGCGTTGAAGCCGGTGGCGATCGCGAGGAACCGCCCGCCGCCCTTCGGCCGGATGGTCGCCCCGCGCTCGAAGGCGTCGATGACGAGCGGGGTCTTGCTCCAGACGAGGCCGGCGGCGCGCATCGACACGCCGGTCCGCGGGAAGACCTGCGACCGCCAGGCATTGGCGATGCCGCGCGCCTTGCCGCCGAGCGAGCCGGTGACCTGCTGGCGGAGCTCCACCTTGAGCGCGTCGGTCTCGGCGCGGATGGCGCGGGAGGCCGCGCGCTCGCCGGCGCGGACCTCCTCGGCGAGTGCCTTGCGCAGGTCGCCGACGACGGCATTGAGGCGCACGGCCTATCGCCGGCAGAGCACGCGCCAGGCGACACCGGCGGCATCCCGCTCAGCGCTGTCCACCGTCAGCAGGTCCGTGCCGATGGTGAAGGTGTCGCCCGCCTCGATCGCCGGCAGCAGCGCGATGCCGACCGTCAGCAAGTCGGTCGCACGCAGCACCGCCGTGTCGAAGGCGTCCACCACGCGATCGGGGCTGGAGCGCAGGATGCGGAGGGGCACAGGCGCACCAGTGCCCGCGGCGCGATAAGTCGCCTCGACGCCGATGTTGGGGTCGGCCGCGAGCACCGCCAGCGCATCGTCGAACACGCCCATGGCGGATCAGCCGAGGCCCAGCCAGGAGGCGAGCTTCGCCCCGACCGCCGCACCGACGATGCCGCCGGCCGCCGCCGCACCCGTCGCGGGGATAGCCGGCGACGCACCCGGCACCCCGCCCGCCGCCAGCGACAGCCGCGCCGTCAGGCCCGCCATCGCCTTGACGAGCTCGGTCACGGTGCGGGTCAGCTCGCGCATGTCCTTGTCGCCCTCGGCCAGTCGCCGCTCGATCTCGGTCAGGCGGGTGACGATGGTTCCGAGTTCGCGGTCGTGGTCCGTCATCGGGTGACCTCCCGCTGCCGCTGCAGCCGCTGGTGGATGGTCCAGGCCGCGACGCCGATCACCGCGGTGGCGACGCCCCAAGGGCCGAGCGCCCGCAGCACCGCCGCCAGGCCCTCGGCATGCGGCGCCAGCGTGGTGACGGCATCGACCACCGCCGCTGCCGTGACGCCGGCGACCACCGAGCTCGCGGCCGCACGCACGGTGCCACTGTGGGCCAGGCCGGGCTGGACCAGGCCGGCCATGCGCAGGCCCTCCGCGATCGTCTCCGACGCGTAGGGCATGCCGCCGAGCTCATGGCGGATGATCGCCTCGACCAAGCCGCGCATGGTGGCGGCGTCGTGCAGGTCGATGGGATCGTCGAGCCCAACTCCGAGCCGCGCGGCGACCGCCGCCTGGTAGGCGCGGGTGTCGTTCTCGCTGCTCGGAGCCCAGCGCGCGACGATGCCGCGGACCGTGCGCAGCCCGTGCCGGTCCTGGTAGCTCTGCAGCAGCAGGGCCAGCGCGCGGATGCCGTGCTGGTGCGAGCGGAACCGGCAGAAGCGCCCGTCCGAGGGCGGCGTCTCGAGGCCGAGCCACTTGTTCGTGGCGACGTGCTCGATGTTGCCGGGGTTGCGGTTGCGATAGCCCCGGCTGGCCTTGGGATCCATGGTCACGCCCCCGAGGCCGGCACGCGGGCCAGTATGACGCGGACCGTGGCGTCGGCCGCGAGGGCGGCGACCGTGACGACGCCGACCTGGAAGTTGCCCGTCGCGGTGGTGGTCAGGCGGCGGCTGGTGTTGTCCCAGAAGACCCGCGCGCCGGCGGCCATGGCCTGGGTCGGGTCCTTGGCGAGCTCGAACTCGCCGCGGGTCTCGCATTCGACCGTGGCGTTCTGCGCGGCGTCGGCGGCGGCCACGCCGAAGAAGGCGCCGACCAGCATGCCCTGGCCGGAGAGGATGCCGCCGGCATAGGGCACGACCATGGGAACGGAGCGGGCGTCGGGACGGATGCAGTTGCGCATGGAGAGGTCTCCTGAAACGCCGAAGGCGCCCCGCAGGGCGCCCTCGACGAAGCTGCTGTGGTGGTGGAAGGGATCAGGTGCCGGGGTTGAACCAGGCGCCGCGCCAGTCGATGGCGCCCACGCCGAAGTCGAAGATCACGCTGACCTCGATGCCATCCGCGCCCTGCACCGGTCCGGTGGTGACCTGCGGCCCCTCCGCGCCGTTGAGGTAGCCGTAGACGTAGACCGGCGCGCTCAGCGGGTCGGAGAAGAGGTACCAGCGGTTCGCCCCGATCAGCGGCTCGACGAGTGGCTGCACAAAGCCCGCGAAGACGTTCGCGTTGCCGATCTGGTTGGCGGCGACGCTGATGGTGAGCTGCCGCGCGGCGAGCTCCTGGCTCGGGCCTACCAGCAGCCGCATCGTGCTGCCGATCGAGATGGGCAGGCCATCGAGGGTCTTCTGGCGCATGATCGCGGCGCGGCCGACAGCGAGGTTCGGCAGGTCGAGGGCGGAGCCCGCGCCGGCCTTGTTCGCGCGTCCCGCGCCGGTGCCGAACACCGTCGCGTTGCCGGTGGTGAGCGTCGGACCGTCGCCATTGCCACTGTTCAGCAGCTGGTAGGCGGTGGCGTTCTCGAACTCGGCGACGCGCCGGCCGATCGCGGCGGCGAAGTCGGTGAAGGCGCCGAGATCGTCGTTCACCAGCATCGGTCGCGTCACGCGAATGCGCCGCGCGAAGGTCTGCAGGACGACGATCTCCTGGCTCTCGGACATGGTGCCGACCTGGATCTCGCCGTTCTCCAGCAGCGGCAGGAGCGTCGGGAAGTCGCCGACGCGCAGGTGCCGGTGCGGCTTGAAGTCCCGGAAATCGCGGCGGAGGAAGATCTGCCGGTAGGTCGGCTGCGCCGGCTGGTAGGCGGCGAGCAGCATCTTGTTGGCGGCGGCCGAGAGGAGCGCCGGGAAGTCGGAGCTGGTGTGGAAGGCGCGCTCGGCGAGGAGCGTCGGATTGCGCGGCGGGTTGCGATCGCCCCGGCGCGCGAGGAGCTCGCGCAGCATGTCGGAGGGGCGCCAGCCCATGAACTCGGTGTGGCGGCCAGCGCCGGGGCCGGTGCTGGGCGGCTGGTAGCCCGGCATCGAGCGGGCGGCGAGCGCCTCGGCCATGGCGTCGAGCAGCTGCGCCGGGTCATCGTGACCGGGGCCGCTCTCCGGGCGGGCCGGCAGCGTGGGGCGGGCGGTCTGCGCCTGGGTGAAGGCCTCCCACAGGCGGGCGCGCAGCACCTCGGGGCTGGCGCGATCGCGCATCGCGGCCTCGCGCAGCGCGTCGATGGTGTCGGCGGGGAGCAGGCCGCGGGCGGCGGCGAGCACCGGCTCGTAGCTGGCGATGCGCTCGGCGACGGCGCGCTCGGCCTCGGCGCGGATGGCGTCGAGGTCGATCGGCGGGGCCGCCGGCACGGGCGCGGCGCGGGTGGGCTCGGGCGGCGGGACGCTCGGCGTAGTGGTCAAGGGATTCTCCTGGGGCGGGGTGGACGGCGCGGCGGACGGCGGCGCCGACGGGGCAGCAGCCGGCTCAGCCGGCGTCGTCTCGGGCATGGGTGGGTCCTCGTCAGGCAGGGCGGGTTCGATAGCCGGCGCGGGGAGGCCCTGCTCTCCCTGCGCACGGACTGCGGCGTCCCGATCCACCGGGACCGGCACGACGGAGATCTCGAAGGGCTCCCAATCCACGGCGCGGTGGACGGTCTCGCCGGTCGCGGCGTCGGGCCGCGGCTCGTAGCGGTGCACGCGATAGCCGACGCTCACCGCGCGGAGCGTGCCGTCGGCGATGCGCTGCCAGACGGGCTCGACGTCCGCAGCGGCGGAGAACTGCAGGGTGGCATAGCCGCGCCCGCGCTCGAGGCGGGCGGCCGTGACGCGGCCAAGGACGTCACGCGCATCGCCGCGCCGATGCGTGTTCAGCACCGGGGCCTGGCCTGAGCGCAGCGCGTCCATGCGCACCGCGTTCGGCGACATCTCCAGCTCCTCGGTGATCAGGCCGAGGGCGGGGACGAAGTTGCGGGCGCGGGCGCCGGTCGACCACACCACCTCGACGGTGCGCGCGGCACGATCGACGGTGGCCGGGGCCGCCAGCGCGCGCTGCGCCACGATCGGCATGGCAGGGGCATCCGGCGCGGGGTCGCCCCCGCCCGGCTCGGTCGTCTCGGTCATCCTGGATTCCTGTTGGCCGCCGCCGCTACGGCGCGGCGTAGCCCTGCGCGTTGACGTAGACCTGCGCGCCCGTGGTCAGGCAGGCGAAGTTCACCGCCGTCGCCGCCGTCCCGCGCAGCGGCGTCGGGAAGGTGATGTCCACCGGCGTCGCCATCGCCGCCGGCAGCAGCTGCCGCCAGATCACCGTCGCCCCGTCCTTGATCACCACCTCCGTCGCCACGGTCGCGTGCGCGTTCCGCAGGTCGATCGAGGTGACGTAGTTCCGGATGCCGGCGGCGGCCGCGGCCTTCAGCACCACGTCCGCCGTGCCAGTGATCCCGCCCGTGGCGCCGGCGTACTGCCAGTCCGCCTCCGGGATCGAAAAGGGCTTGTTGACCAGCGCGCCGATCAGCGTCGCCAGCAGGTCGATGCCGCGGCCAGTGGTCACCGCGGTGGGGTTCGCGGACAGGCCGGTCGCGACCAGCACCGGCAGCGCGCCGGAGGTGTTGCGCGCCTGGCCGCCCACCGCCGTCAGCGTCGGGGCGACGTTGCTCAGCACGTTCACCCCGAGCCCCTGGCCGGCGACCGACTGGCCGCGCCCGGCGGTGATCTCGGTGGTGAGCTCGGCGTAGTCCGCGACCGTGACGAACTGCACCTTCACGTCGGTGCTCGAGGCCGGCGCCAGGTTGCGCGAGACCGAGGCCCAGCCGGTGTTCAGGTAGGTACCGGAGAACGTCGAGCCGACGAGGTCAAAGCTGTTCGCGTCGATCACCGTGATCGTGAAGGTCCCGTTCGCCCCGGGCACGCCGGAGACGTCGGCGACCGTGACCACGTCGTTCGTCGCGAAGCCATGCGCCGCGCGGGTGACCCGCACCAGGCCGGAGCCGTTGTTGGCGACCGCCGAGATACCGTTGACGAACTGCCGGTTCCGCACGCGGATCCGGAAGCGGTAGAGCGCATTCGGCTCCGGGATCTGCTGGTGGCGGACATAGGAGTTCGAGCGGGCCGCTGTGGTGTCGAGCTGCCGGCCGTGGAACCAGCACTCGTCGTTGGTCGGCTCGATCTCCAGCACCGACCAGCCGGCCGGCGCCGTGGTCGGGATGGTCGAGGCGGAGGCGGTGACGAGGCGCGGCGCGCCCTCGCTCTGCACCTCGTAGTTCGCGAGCGTCGGGCTGGTGCCGTCGAGCCGCCAGGCGGCGGCGCTGCGGCCGTCCGGCTGGGCGGAGGTCGGGTCGACCGAGACCAGCTCGAGCCAGACCGACTGGCCGGCGATGCGCTGGCTGAGGTTCACCGCGACCATGACCCGGAGCGGAATGGTGAAGGCGGTGCGGCTGGTCAGCACCAGCTCGTCGTCAAGGGTCGTGCCGGTGGAGATGGTGACGGTGCCGTCCGCGACAGCGAGCGCCATGCCGCTGCCGCTGGCCGCGACGTCCCAGCGGGCCGGGTTGATCTCGGTCCCGTTGAAGCTGTCGCGGAACTTCTTCTGCATGCTCTTGATCTTGAGCATGTCGTCCGTCCAGTCGTAGGCGCCGACGGTCATGCGGGGGCTCCTGGCGTTGGCTCGGCGCGGGGCGGCGCGGCGGCGCCGGTAGCGGCGATCTCGACGGCGGCCATCTGGGCGGCGTCCTGGGCGGCGCCGGACTTCGCGACACGGCGCGGATCGGTGTCGAGCGAGATGCCGGCCTCGTCGAGCAGAGCATTGGCCTCGCGGATCATCTCCACGGCCGCGCGGAAGTCGTAGCCGAAGGCGCCGGCGGCCTCGGGCTGCGGCACGAAGCCGGCGCGCACCTGCGCGATGAGCGCGGTGGTGTCTTTCAGCGGGTCGATCATCTCGTGCGCCGGCGGGACATGGCTGACGCCGTCCGGCATCTCCGCACCCCACAGCCCGAGCAGCGCGCCCTGGGCGTGGAAGCGATCCGCGATGGGCCGCACCAGCATCGGGATGAGCATGCCGTACTGCACCTGCTCGCAGAGACGGCGGAACTCGATCTTGCCGGCACGCAGCGACGAGTAGTTCGCCTGGGTCAGGTCGCCCGAGACCTGGTCGTAGGTCAGGCCGGCGCCCACCGAGGCCGCCTCGAGCGCGCGGCGGGCGAACGCGGCGTGGCTGCCGCCGCCCGAAGGGTTCACCACCTCAACGCTGCCCATGCCGCGGCGATACAGGATCATCCCCGGCTCGAAGCTCTCGACCGTCCGTCCCTGAGCGTCCCGCAGCAGGCCCGCGGCGGCGCCGGTCAGCGTCTCGTCGCCTTCTTCGGTGACCACTGCGGCGAGGCAGGCCTCGATCTTGGCCTTCATGAGCAGCGCGGCCTCGTAGTCGCCCAGGTCGCGCAGGCGCAGCAGCACTGGGGCGAGCCAGGACACGTCGCGCAGCTGGCCAGGGCGGCGCTTGCGGTAGACGTGCAGCACGTCGCCGGCCGGGATGCGCTGGCTGCTCTGCCAGGTTGCGCCCGGCAGGATCCACGCCGCGCCGGGATGCACGCGGTGCAGCCAGTAGCCGACCGGCTCGCCGGCCTCGCCCAACGCGACGCCCTGGATGGTGGCGGCGCCGTCCACCATGCCGTTTCGCGCCGTGTCGAGGTGGTCGCTCTCCAGCACCTGCAGCCGCAGGCCGATCGGGTTGGCAGGCGAAGGTGGCACCATCAGGAAGCGGACGAAGCACTCGCCGCTCTCGACCACCGCCCGCATCACCAGCGCCTGCAGCCCGTAGAGGTCGAGCCGCCCCTCCGCGTCGCAGGCGGTGCTCTCCGCCCAGCGGCGCCAGGCATCGGCGTGACGCTGATCCGGCCAGCGGGTGGTGATGCCGGCGCCTACCGTATTGCCGGTCCAGAGATCGACGATGCGGCTGGCATAGGGATCGTTGCGGACGGCATCGCGGGCGCGACGAGCGACCGTCACCGCGGCCATCCCGACCTCGGCGGTCGCGCTGCCGCCCGACGCCGCCCAGGTCGAAGCTCGGCTGTCCTGCGCCGCGGCATATCCGCGCAGGGCGTTCCACGCGTCTCGTAGCCGGCCCATCACGTGCTTCCCCCGCGAGAGAAGCTGGCCAGGGTGACGGACGGCCGGCGCGCCGTCGTCATCTCCGCGCCGCGCAGCACGGCGAGCGCCCGGCCGAGCTCGTCGAGGCTGCGGTACTCCACGGTCCGTCCGTCGAAGGTGACGCGCGTGGTGCCGCCGGTGTAGGCGGCGGCGAGCGCGGCGGCCCGGCTGCCGGCGGGCTGCGCCAGCGCCCAGGCGAGGACGGTCGGGTCCATGTGCGTCCTCCCTTCAGCGCAGCCAGCCCGAGCGCGGCGCGAGCCAGCCGCGCGGGCGGTGGGTGGCAGTCGCGACCTGCGGTGGCGGCAGAGCGACATTCCCGCCGGTGGGAGTCTCGCTCGGTTGGAGTGGGGCGTTGGCGACCTGCTCGCGCAGCTGCTGCCAGAACCGCTCGCCGTAGCGGTCGGCGCCGAGCAGCCAGAGCGCCGCGCGCGCGAGCACTGCGCAGTCCAGCGCCTCGTTCCTCTCGCGCAGCTTCGCCCATTCCTGCCGCGCGAAGCCGCGGCGGTCCTTCACCGTGTGCAGCTGCTCGGCGACGAGCTGCTTCACCCACTCGGCCTCGACCCCCTGAGGCAGGTGCACCCAGCCGGGCGGGAACGCCGCCGCGTCGCCGCGGCCGAGCCAGAGCCGGCGATAGAGGTCGGCCTTCCAGGTCGAGACCGAGACGGTCCAGAGCTTCAGGCCACGGCGGAGCTTCCGGCCATCGACCATCGCATCCACAGGCGTCGGGCCTTGCACGGGCTGCGTCCGGTTCCAGCCGTCCACGCCCTTGGTCGGCGCGATGCGCGGGTCGTGCAGCCGACGCAGATGGCCATAGACGGCGGCGGTGTCTCGCCCGCCCGTGTCGACGCAGAGCCGCGCGATGCGCATCGCGCCGCCACCCTGGCGGGGCCAGTCGCGTGCCAGGATCCCCGAGAGCGCGTCCCACGGCTCCCGCTCCCGCGGGCTGCCGGGGATCACGACGTGATCCACCAGCCAGGAGGTGTAGCCCTCCGCCCAGCCCCAGACGTCGCATTCGAGCCGGTCGTCCTGCACGTCGACACCGGCGGTGAGACACAGCGCGCCGGCGGGCACGACGCCCATCCGGAAGTCCTCGCGCCGCTCGACAAGGCGCTCCCAATCCGGCGCCTCGCCACGCTCCTGCCAGGTCTCGCCCAGCACCGTGTTCCTGAAGGTCTTCAGGTCCTCGGGCTTGCCCTGGGCCGCCTCCCAATCCCGGGCGACCTGCTCCCACGAGTACCAGCCGACCGGCGCGTAGAGGGAGGAGATGTGGAACCCGACCGTGTGCGGATCTTCGGCGGTGGCGGTCGCCCGCCATTCGCCGCCGGCCAGCATGGCCGTCTTGTGGTGCTCCTCGATCCCCTCGTCGCAGGCCTCGCAGTGGTAGCGGGCCGAGCGCGGATCGCCCTTCTCCCAGCGGAGCCGCTCGAACTTCAGCCACTGCATCTCGCCGCAGTGCGGGCACGGCACGAAGTAGCGCCGCTGGTCGGAGGCGGCGTATTCCCGCTCGATCCGACTGCGCCCGGCGATCGTCGGCGTCGAGACCAGGAACGCCTTGCGGCGCCAACCGAAGGTGCGGGCGCGGGCCTCGGCTAGCGCGATCGGGTCGCCTTCGCCCTCGACGTCGCCAGGATAGGCGTCGATCTCGTCGAGGAACAGGAACCGCGCCGTCATCGAGCGCAGTCCGACGGCGCTGTTCGCCCCGGTCAGCACCAGGATGCCGCCGGGGAATTCCTTCGACAGCAGCGTGTTGCCGCTGTCCCTCGCGCGGGCCGGCGCGACGCGCTCCCGGAGCGCCGGCGTCTCCTCCAGCAGTGGGTCGATGCGCTGGCGCGAGAAGCGCTTCGCGAGCTCGACGGTCGGCTGCACCGCCAGCACCGGAGCCGGCACGTGGTGCAGAATGTAGCCGAGCCAGTTGTTCCCGGCCTCGGTGGCGCCGACCTGCGCGCCCTTCATGAACACGACGCGCCGGGCAGGATGCACGGCCGACAGCGCGTCCATCACCTCCCGCAGATACGGGGTCCGGCTGGTCCGCCACGGCCCGGGTTCCGAAGAGGCGCGGCTGCCGAGGATCCGATGCCGCTCCGCCCATTCCGACACCCGGAGCTGCGGCGGTGGGCGGAGCATCGCCCCGGCGCGCCGACGGACATGATCACGCGTCCGAGGACCGATCTCCGCCGAGGCCTGGAGGGTCGAAGCGATCGGCCGCCTCCGAAAGCAGGTCGGTGATGTGCTGCTGCAGGATGGTCTGCAGCAGATGCGGGTCGACGCCGAGCTCGGCGGCGATCAGGCCGGAGACGCGGGCAGGCCAGTTCAGCAACGCGTCGCGCATCGCCCCGGCGATCTCGTCGATCGTAGCGTTGGCCTCCGCGGCGTCGAGCAGCCGGCGCTTGTTCTCGTCGAGCGCGAGCCGCTGTGCCTCGACCTTTAGCGCGAGCTGCGCGACCTTCAGCCGGGCGTAGGGCGTGCCCTCAGCGCCGCCGCCACCGCCACCGTTCGCCAGCGGCGATCGGGCCGGGTCGGCAGTCTCCACGAGGCGGCGGCGGGTCTTGTCGATGTCCCATTGGCCATCCGCCTCGCGGGCGATGCGGTTGGTCTGTTCGGCCTTGCGCAGCGCGGTCTCGGTGATGCCGATCCGGCGAGCGGCTTCACGCGTGGATGGGGTCAGCTCCGGCATGGCGGCGACTCATGCTCCCATCGCGGAGCCGCGACGGGGATCCGCATGCCGCCGCTCACGATGGCCTTCACGAGCAAGAGCCCGCTACCGTTCGGCGGCGGGCCCTCGACGCGTCCGGCGCGGCTGTCAGGCCGGCAGGTGGTAGACCGTGTAGGACCCGCGGGCGCCCTCCTTGTTCGGGCCGACCTGGCGGACCCGCTCCAGCACCTGCACTTCGATCCCCTGGCGCTTCTTCAGACCCGCAAAGAAGCCGCGGACCGTGTGCTGCTGCCAACCGGTCGCCTCGCAGATCTGCGCGATGGTCGCGCCCTCCTCGCGGCGGAGCATCGCCAGCACCGTCTCCTGCTTCGTGCCCTCGCGCGGCTTGCGCGGCGCGCCGGGCTCGCGGGCCGTGCGGGGCGGCTTACCGGCGAGGGCGGCGCGGAGGGCCGCCATCGGGCCGTCGAGGGCGGCGACAATGTCCGCCTCGCGGTTGGCTTCGTCGTCCCAGGCGGCCAGCACCGCCGTGGCGGCGTCGCGCAGGCTCGCGCGCGGGGCGGGCGTGGGCGCGGCCTGCGCGGCTTCCGGCGCCGGGGCGTCCTCGTCCCGCGGCGCCTCCTCCGCCCCGCCCGACGGCGCCGTGTCCGCGCCCGTCGCGCCGGCCTCCGCGGTGGCGCGGCGCTCGGCGTTGCGGCGCGCGATCGCCTCGGCGCTCTGCTCGTCTTCCTCCGGCGCATCGTCCGCGTTCGGGTCGATGCCGATGGCGCGCACCCCGTCGTCGGTGATGCGCGCCACGATCCAGGTCCCGTCCTCGTCCTGCCGCCAGCCGAGCCCGACATGCTCCCGCGGCGCGTTGATCTCGGTGAGCAGGTTGTTCTTGATCAGGCTGCGGAACACCGCGTTGCGGGCGGCGGCCGGCAGGGTCTTCGGCGCGCGGGCGAGGCCCATCTCGTGCTGCGCGGCGGCGCTGAGGATCACGCGCTGGGTGTCGGAAAGCTTCGTCATCGTGGTGGTCTCCGGTGTCGGGTGCCGACCATCGGCCCCTACTGCCGGGAGCCCCGCCGGCGCGCGCCGGTCGGGGCCGCGGCGGGGTGTGCCGCGCGCTACTCGGCGAATTCGCCGCGCTTGAAGTAGCAGTCCGTCACGCTCACTAGCCGGCTGTTCCAGTGTTCGAGGGTGGCGGCCTTGCCCCAGAGGACCTGCTCGGGATCCGCGCCGAAGTGGTCCGCGCTCATCTGCTGCAGTTCAGCGACCATCGCGTCGAAGCGGACCTTCTGCTGGAGGAAGGCTTCGAGGCTCTTCTGCTGGTTGCGGGCGGCGCGGGCTTCGCGGTCGGTCATGCTGGTCTCCGTCCTCTGGTGCAGGGCATCCCCTGCGTGTGACGGACCATTCGCGCTGTGAGGCGCGCGAGCCAAGCGGAACGCAGTGTTATCTTATTGCTATGATTGAGCTTTTCTCGATCGTGCCGCGCGCGGGGGCGGCCTCAGAACTGCGTTAGCTGCTCCACTTCATCGAGCCGGACGATGCCGTTGATTAGCCACGTATCTGGGTAGAGCGAGTGGGTGCCCATCGCCATCAGCATCCCCTTCGCCGGATACTCCTCGCCGAACACGCGCTGCATTTCTGCAAGCGCACGCTGCTCCCCGTAGGCTTGCCGCCACTTGTAGAACGTTGCCTCGATCTCCCAATCCTGGCAGGTCCCTTGGCGGACGCCGTCATCCGTCTCGTAGCGATACTGGAACCTGAATGGGCACGGCTGATACGGGATCAGCGGCTTCGTGTTGAAGAGGTCGCTCTGGTTGTGAAGAGCGGCAAAGGCTGCTGCTTCTCGCTCGAGGTCCGCATCCGATTTGCGCTCGTGCGAGAACGCGAGGATGCGCGCCTTCAGAAGCGCAAGACTGCGCTTCGCGTCACGCTCGCGCTTGAGACCAGTGACAATGCGGGCTGCCAGAAATCGCTGGCGCTCAGATTGCCGAAGCTCGCCGACCACGCGGATGCTGTCCTGATCAACTCGTCGGCTCTCCGGCCGAGGATCATCATTCGGCAGGCGCCAGCGAAAGCGAATGCGATCCCATCTGCCGAACTTCTGGCCCTCATCGAGCGTGCGGAACGCTACCGGATATAGGCGTAACCAGTTGCCCTGAAGATCAATCCCTGCGCAGCAAACGGTCTCTCCGTGCTTTTGCCCAAGCTGCGGTGCGGCCTTGACGATGACGATCGCCTCGGCTTCACCAGATGTGGGTAGCGGCGTGCTCATCGCTGCTTCGTGCAGTGTGCCGGGCAGGTGGATCAATGCGGAGGTGCGTCACGCCGATCCCCGTCGCGGCGGTCATGGCATCCGCCACGATGGAGCGGTGACACCCGTCGTGGTCGCGCTCGAAGCAGAGCAGACAGGATCGAACTGCGGCAGCCTGCCGGATCGCTTCTGCCAAGGCGGCCTGGGCACAGGCTCCTGCGAGGTGCCGCTTGTAGATGCGCAGGAAGCTGTTGTGATCTCCTCGTCGCGCAGCCTCGCGGCCGGGTTTTGGGTCCCCAAGATCGCGAAGGTGCAGGTACTGAATTCCGCTTTCGGCGAGTGCGGCCGCGAGGGCCGACTTTGAGAAGCCGCGCTTTCTGGAGAGCGGCAGCTCCCGCACGTCGATAACCTGCCTGATGCCAGCGGACGTCAGCTTCGCAAGGAACGGCCCTAGATCCGCGCCCTCATAGCCAATGGTGTATACCTGTCGCTGCGCCACAGCCGGTCCTCGAAGCGGGTTGGTCAGAAGACGTCCTTCACCATGGGGTAGCAGCGCGCCCCGTAGTCACGCAATCGCCGTGGTGGTCCTGACATCTCGAGCCGCAGCGATGTCGTCGAAGGTGCGGTCCTCGCCGTCGAGCACCGCCGTCCCGCCCGTCGCCTCCTGCCAACGCCGGACGATCACGTCGGCATAGGCCGGGTCGAGTTCGAGCAGCACCGCGCGCCGTCCGGTCCGCTCCGCCGCGATCATCGTCGTGCCGGAGCCGCCGAACGGGTCCAGCACGGTGTCGCGCTGCTTGCTGCTGTTGCGGATCGCGCGCTCGACCAGCGCCACCGGCTTCATGGTGGGGTGCAGGTCGTTCCTGGCCGGCTTGTCGAAGTGCCAGACGTTCCCCTGGTCCCGCGCGCCGCACCAGTAGTGCTGCGCACCGGCCTTCCAGCCGTAGAGCATCGCCTCGAACTGCTGGTGGTAGTCGGCACGGCCGAGCGCGAAGGTGTTCTTCGCCCAGATGATGGTGCTCGACCACTTCCCGCCCGCCTCCTGCCAGGCGCGGTGCAGCGTCGGCCACTCGGACGAGGACATGCAGACGTAGCAGGCGCCCTTCGTCACGGAGAGTAGGTTAGCCAGCGCAGGTCGGAGGAAGTCGAGGAAGCCGGAGCCGAGCGCATCGTTGGCGATGGTCATCCTGGCCGCGGTGCCGCCCTGGTAGGCGACGTTGTAGGGCGGGTCCGTGAAGGCCATGTCGGCGAGGCGGTCGGCGCCGAGGGCGCGCTGCACGTCGGCCAGCTTGGTGGCGTCGCCGCAGAGCAGGCGGTGGTCGCCGCAGCGCCATAGGTCGCCAGCGCGGGTGACCGGCACGGCCGGCGGGTCCGGCGCGTCGTCGCCGTTGTCCTCGAGGCCGGCATCCGCCGCGGCCAGCAGCCGGTCGAGCTCCATGCCCGAGAAGCCGAGGACGTCGAGATCGACCACTGCCTCGTCGCGGATGCGCGCGATCTCGGCGGCGAGCAGGGCCTCGTCCCAGCCGGAGTTGAGCGCGATCTGGTTGTCGGCCAGGCGCAGCACCCGCGCCTGCGCCTCGGTCAGGTGGGCGAGCCGGATCGCCGGGCCGCGGCCATGCCGAGGCGCTTCGCGGCCATGACCCGCCCGTGGCCCGCGACCAGCACGCCGGCGGCGTCCACCAGCACCGGGTTCACGAAGCCGAACTCGGCGATTGAGGCGGCGATCTGCGCGACCTGGTCGGGGGAGTGCGTCCGCGCGTTCTCGGCGTAGGGGGCCAGCGCGGCCACGGCCACGGTGGTCACCTGCAGGTCAGGCTGCATCGGGCAGCACCTCCCCTCGGGCGGCCGCTACCACGTCGAAGTCGCGGCCATCGTCGGCGAGCGTCACCGGCAGGTCGGGATACAGCGTCCGCCAGCGGGCGATCGCGAGGTCGACATAGGCCGGCGCGAGCTCAATGGCGCGGACGCGGCGGCTCGTGCGCTGGCCGGCCAGGATGGTGGTCCCGCTCCCCGAGAAAGGCTCGAACACGACCTCGCCCTCGTCCGTGTAGGCGCGCATCAGGAACTCGGGCAGCGCGACCGGGAACACCGCAGGGTGCTCGGTCTCGATACCGCGGCCCTTGTGGCGGGTGATGCGCAGCACGCTGTCCGGGATCCGCATCTCCTGCACCGGCAGGCCGATGTGGGTGTAGGCCTTCACCTCGCCGTCCGCGGCGCGCAGCCCGCTGCCCTTGTTAGGCGTGCCAGCCCATTTGCAGGGCACGATCTTGTTCGGCGCGCGGGCCTCGCGGTTGAAGTGGAAGACCAGCTCAAAAGCTGGAGCGAGGCGGCCGTTCCAGTCTCCTGGCAGGCCGGGGCCCTGGTCCCAGGCGTAGAGCCCGAAACGCCGCCAGCCCTGCGCCCGCATCCAGTCGAGCCAGCCCTGCCAATAGGGCTGCCACTCGCCCTCGCGGTGGATCAGGCCGAGGTTCACCAGCACCTGGCCGTCGCCGGTAAGGATCGCCGGCAGGTGCTGGAACACACCGCGCATCAGCGCATCCCAATCGGAGACGCCGCCGGTGGTGTAGTCGCGCTGGTTCCCGTAAGGCGGGCTGGTGAAGAGAAGCGTGGCGCGGTCCTCGCCCATCACTCGGGCGACCGACGCCGCATCGGTGCTGTCGCCGCAGAGCAGGCGGTGCTCGCCGAGGGTCCAGAGGTCGCCCGGCCGGGTGACGGCGTGGCGCGGCGGGTCGGGTTCGGCATCGGCCGGATCATCCTGCTCCGCCGCCGCCTCCGTCTCCGCCGCGCCGTCCCCGCCCCCCTGGACCGCGGGCGCCGACAGAGCCTCGGGCGCGTCGCCGTCGGACACGGCATCTCCAGCCGCCGCGAGGATGTCGTCGAGCTCCGCGGCCGAGAAGCCGAGCGCCGCCAGGTCGAGGTCAGGCGCCGCCTGCGCTGCGGCGAGCGCATCGCGCAGCAGCGCCCCATCCCAGGTCGCGTTCTCCGCGATGCGATTGTCGGCGAGCCGGAGCGCCTCCTTCTGCGCCGCAGACAGATGCCGCAGCACGATCGTCGGCACCTTCTCGATGCCGAGCGCCACGGCGGCCTCAAGCCGGCCATGGCCGGCGATCAGCACGCCGGCCTCGTCCACCAGCAGCGGCACCGTGAAGCCGAAGGCCAGCATGCTGGCCTTGATCTGCTCGATCTGTGCGGCGCCGTGCACGCGCGCGTTGCCGGGATGCGCGCGCAGCTCCGCCACCGGGCGCAGCAGGATCTTCGCTGCCATCCAGGGGAGCGTCATCGGGCCATCCGGGAAGGGGGTGGGTGCGAACTATGCGAACCGCGGCTGCGAACCGACGCAGCGGTAGTTCGCAGCTAAGCGATTGAAATAACGGCCGAAGGGTGCGAACTGCGAACCACTTTTCGGGCCAGGCGCTAGCGATGTTGCGCGCTTCCGCCCCCCGCATACGTCGGGCCCAGGAAGGACCCTGCGGCTCGCGAGCCACTATCTCGATTGAGCGACGCTGTGGCTGGCGAGCCGCGGTGCGGTCGCGCCTTTTCGAGGTGTCCTGATGATACGCCGTGTGGATTTCGCTGCGCAACGCGACATTCTTTCGCGGCACTACGCTCGTCTTCGCTCGCACGAACTTTCTTCGTGCGTTCGCACGCCATCACGCCGCCCGCGTCCGCGGCACGAGGCCGAAGTGCCCCGCCAGAACGCTGAGCGTCGCAACCAGCATCCCCTGCGCCTGCGGAGGTGCGACGGGACGTCCTCCTCATCCCTGCCGCATCGCCCACTCGCGCACGGACATCTCAAGGCCAACAACGTACCAGGCGCAGGAGCCCGCTGCGCTGTCATGTCCACCCAGCGCGTCCAGCGCTTCGGCGACCTTGCGGCGCGCGTCGATGTTCCGCTCAGACAGGGCGTCGGCGGTCTTCCCAGGCAGCCGGACCAGCGGCGAGCGCGCCATGCCGTCAAGCGCAGCCCGACGGAACAGCGCGCGGAAGTAGCCACCAGCGTCGTGCATCTCCTGCGTGATCGTGCCGTTGGCCAGCATCATGCCGAGCGTGTCCACTGCGCGCCGATGCTGCACAGGACCGCCCGTCTCGGGATCTGCCTCGCGGATCGGCTCCGAGAAGCCGCCGTGCTGCAGCCGCCACTTCGACGGACCGAGCGCCTCGTCCCGCTTCGGGGTCTTCGCCTTCCGCTTACCGGCCATGGGTGGTCTCCTGCTGCCGCGGGCCCCAGCGCCGCACGGCTTCGTTCTGGATCGCCTGGCGCAGCCAGGGGTCGGTGATGTCCTCAAGGCGCAGCGAGACGACGCCCTGCTGCTGCCAGACACGGCGGCGCAGCGCTTCCATCTCGGGCGTGGTGGTCGCGCTGCGCGTGCCGCGATCGAGGCTGGACCTCGGCGGCAGCGGACCGCCCGGCAGCCGCTGCGGGCCCTGCGAGGACGGGAGGTCGTGCTTCGCGCGCGCGCGCACGTGCGGAGGGGGGTCTATTGGGAGATTCATCAATATATCAATTCGTCAAAGGGTCTCTCTCTCCGCCCGCGCGCGACCCACAGGTACCCGTGTGCGCCCGCGTGACGGATTGACGTATTGACGTATGCGCGTGGAAGCGGCCTCCAGCCTGGGTTTCGAGGCGGTCGCCGAGCTTGATGGATCGAATGCGTCAAGGAGTGGCCTCCTTGCCTGCAGTCGCCTCGGGTGCGCCGCGCGCGATGAACAGCATCGTCGGCTTGGTGCCGGTTGGCTTCATGCTGCGCGTGACCAGCTCGCCTTCGACCAGCGCGTCGAAGATCTCCTCGCGCTCGCGCTTCGACAGAAACTGCGTCTTTCGAACCAGCGCGTTCCGGCTGATCTCGCCGGCGGAGCGGATGATCTCCAGGACGCGCTTGTGCTTCGCCTCGGTGTCGTTGTCCGCGACGCGGCGGTCGGCCTCGCGCAGCAGCGTGCCGATGCAGTGTTCGACCAGGGCCGCCGCCCAGGTGACGTCCTCCGCTTCCGTGACGGGTTTGGCCGGGTCGCGGCTGACCGCAGCGATCATCGCCAGCTTGGCGGTGTTCTCCGCGTAGCGGCCGAACAGCGCGGTGGCGTAGGTCCCGCGGTGCGAGCGCAGCAGGTCGGTGGCCTCACGACGCACGCACGCCATCGCAGCCTCGGCGCCAGGGCTGAGCGGCACCGTGTAGGCGTGGATCGGCGCCGAGGATTCCATGGCGTCGGCGATGTTCCCGCCACGGCTGTGGCCCGGCACGCCGCGTGCGATCGCCTGCAGCGCCGACACCAGCGCCGCCGGCGGGTCCATCGGGGCCGTGGCCTCGTTGCGCTCGGGGTAGTCGTCGTCCGTCAGGAAGACCAGGAAGCGCGCGATGGAGCCGTCCGCTAGCGCGCCGCCCTCCAGCGCCGACCAGAGCGGCCCTGGCACCGTGACGCCCCAGATGCAGGCACAGGGTTGCTCGATGGTGACCCGCGGCCGCGCCTTCTGGTCGGCGTATTCCGCGCCGATGTAGGGCTCGGCCGCCGAGGTGTAGAGCTTCGTCAGCTCGGACCAGATGGCCGCCTTATGGGCCGGCGCGCGCTGGCTCAGGACCAACTTCAGGAATTGGCCGAACTCGTCGACCTGGAACAGGCGCGCAGGATGGCGCTGCAGGGAGGTCAGCAGCCCGGCCGACGACGCCAGATCTTCGCCGCCGAGATAGCGGTCGAGGCCGGCCGCATAGATCGCGCGCTTCACGCAGCGTCGGGCATGGTCCTTCCCGCCGCCGCTGTCGGCGATGCCGATTGCGTAGACGTTGCTGCGCAGGTCGGTCGGCGTGCGATAGCGGCGCCCCGCGATGGTGCCCACGAGGCAGATGGCGGCACCGAGCGAGAGGAATGCCTGCGGGCTGACGGCGCTGGCGGTGGCGTAGTCCAGGAACAGCTTCAGCGCGCCGTCCACCTGCAGCAGGTCGGGCGGGACGCGGTAGGGCTTCGGCGGTGGCGCGGCGGGGAGTGGCACAACGGCGACCTTCGCCAGCAGGGCCGCGGCCGGGTGGGGCTGCGCGGCCTGCTCTGCCACCGTGCCGTTCAGGGTCAGGGCGGGATCCGGCACCCAGCCGCGCTGCTCGGCGAGCCAGTAGATCGTCCCGGCGCCGACGCTATGCGGCCGCAGCGAGGCCCAACGCCGCTCGGGCGTGTCAGAGCGCCCGGACTGGCCAGACTTCCGGGACTGGCGTGACCAATCGAGCCAGAGGTCGCGCCCCTCCTCGCCAAGGGCCGCCTTGATCGCCGCGCCGACGGTGATCCACTCATTGCCGGGCAGGTCGTCATTCGGCAGCCAGGCCAGCGCCGCCGCGATGGCGTCCCGCGTGCCCTTCGGGTCACTCGGGCCGCGCCAGGCGCTGGTCGGTGCGTCCGCCAGGATCGAGTTGACCCGGACCTCGTCGGGCACGAGCCGCCAGGCAGCGTCGAGGAAGGCGGCACATCCCGCTTCGTCCACCACAGGGAGGCGCGAGAGCGGCAGCTCCACCAGGCTGTCCTCCGGCCAGTCATAGGGGCGGCCGGTGTCGGGGTGCACCGCATAGGCGACGAACTGCTGGCCGCGCGCCAGCAGCTCGAGGGGATGGCGCTTGCGGCCGGCGAAGGGCGTGGCCGCGCGATAGACCAGCAGCCGCTTCGGGGCGCGGCCGATGCGCAGGCAGGGCGTGTCGCCCAGCATGGAGGCCGCGAGGTCAGCGAGATGGATGGCGAGCGCGCCGTCCAGGATATCGATGTCGATGCCCACCACGGCGCCGGTGGCGATCCCGACGCCGCAGCCGGGCCAGCGCCGCCAGATGTCCACCTCGAAGGACTTCGTCGGCCGGTCGCAATGCCGGGTCCAGTCGGGATAGGGCGACCACTCACCCCCGCGGAACTGCCCCGGCACCTTGCTGCCCGGCATGATCGGGATGACGGAGTAGCCGTTGTCGACCAGGCGCTCGCCGTAGTCGGCCATGGAGGAGGTCTGGGTCACGACCGCCCTCCCACCGCGAGCGGCGGCGCCGGATGCCGCCCCTGATCCAGCCGCCGAGCGAGCTCGTCCTGATAGGCGGTGATGATCACCTCGATCAGCGTCAGCCACTCGGCTTCGGTCAGCACCGCGAGGTCGGTCTTCCCGATGCTGTCCAGGTACTCCCCGGCCACGGAGCTGGCCGCCGCGATGGCGGCGATCTCGTGCTCGTCAGGATCAACCACGCCCCACCTCCGGCAGAGCGCGCTCATGCAGCGCATGGAACAGGCCGGCAGCGGCTCGGAGGTCCGAATGCGTGGATCGAACCAACCGAAGCCGCGGGCGGTGCGGAGGCGACAGGCGGCGCATCTCACACGAACCTCGCGGCGGCGATCTCGGTGTATTGGCCCGCGGGCCGGACCTGGATCGCGATCGGACGGCGGAGCTGGTCCACCTGCTGCAGGGCCTCGTCGACCGTCGCCGGCGGCGGCAGATTGCCGGCGCGGCGCCGCCACCAGCCCACCGCCTTGTCGCGCGGGAACCCGGTGTGCTCGAAGCAGACCCATTCACTGTGCCGCGCTAGGCCGCATTCATAGGTGACGCGCAGCGACGCCGGCTTGCCGGGCTTCTCGTGGCGCGCGTAGCTGATCCCTGTGACGTCGGACCAGGTCGCCTGGACCTGGGTCGAGAGCAGCGCGTTCGACGCCGCCTGCGGCGCGACCTTCACCACCGGTGGCGGGAACTCGTGATCGCACTCGATGCAGCGCCGCACGCTGGCGTGGTTGATGGTCTGGCATTCCGGGCAGACCTTGATCGGTGCCTCGCCCGGCTCCTCTGACTTCTCCTTCTTCCGGCCGTCGACCGTGTCGATCGGGCCGTGCCGCGCCGTGTTACCAGCGAAGTCCAGCACCAGGCAGTCGTCCTTGCCTTCGGCGAGGCGCGTGCCGCGGCCGACCATCTGGACGTAGAGGCCGACGCTCTTCGTCGGGCGCAGGAGCGCGATCAGGTCCACCCCCGGGGCGTCGAAGCCGGTGGTGAGCACGTTGGCGTTGGTCACGCAGCGCAGCCGCCCCGCCTTGAAGGCCGCCAGGATGGCATCGCGCTCAGGGCCGGGCGTGTCGCCAGTGACGGTCTCGCAGCTGACGCCATGCTCGCGGATGGCGTCGCGGACGTGGCGGGCATGGGCAACGCCGGAGCAGAAGACCAGCCAGGAGCCGCGGCCTTCTCCGTGCTGGACGATCTCAGCCACCTTGGCGCGCGTGACCTCGGCCCGGTCCACCGCCGCCTCGAGGTCCTTGGCGATGAATTCGCCGCCGCGGGTGCCGACGCCGCCCACGTCGAGCTGCGTCGCGGTCTGCTTGGGGACAACCGGGCAGAGATAGCCCTGCTGGATCATGTCCAGTACCGGCACCTGGAAGGCGATGTCAGTGAAGAGACGATCCTTGCCCTCGTGCAGCATGCCGCTGTCGAGGCGATAGGGCGTCGCCGTGAAGCCGACGACCTTCAGCAGGCCGGCGTTGATCTCGTTCAGCTGCGCCAGGAAGGAGCGGTACATGCCGCTGTCGCCGCGGCCGAGCAGGTGCGCCTCGTCGATCAGGACGAGGTCGCAGCGCTGCACCTGCCGCGCGTGACGGTGGATCGACTGGATGCCGGCGAACAGGATCTGCGCGTGAATGTCGCGACGGGACAGGCCGGCGGAGTAGATGCCCGCCGGCGCCTCTGGCCAGGCGCGGAGCAGCGCCATGAAGTTCTGCTGGACGAGCTCCTTCACGTGGGTGAGGACCAGTACGCGGGTGTCGCCATAGGCGGCGATGGCCTCGCGCGTGAAGCCGGCGATGACCACGGACTTCCCGGTGCCGGTCGGCATCACGATCAGCGGGTTGCCCACGCTGGCGGCGAAGTAGTCGTAGAGTGCCTCGATCGCGGCGCGCTGATAGGGACGGAGGGAGAGGGTCATCGATCCTCTCCCGTCGCGGCATCCTCCAGGAGGGGTGCGCAACGCTGGCGGAGTTGGTGCCGCGGTGCGGCCAGCCGGCGCTGGGCGAGCTGCACGGTCTGGCGCACCCGCTCCTTGCTGACGTCAAAGGATCGCCCGATCTCGTCCAGGGTCCGGGGCGCCTCGCCATCCAGGCCGAAATACATCCGCAGCATGCGCGCCTCACGCGGCCGCAGGCCGGCCAGCGCGGTGTCCAGGGCGTCGAGCGCGGCATCGACGGCGACGCTCCGCTCGGGGTCGTAGGCGATGGAGGAGGACACGCCGCCCATAAGCGCCGGCACCTCATCGGCGCTGACCTTGCGCGTGACCTTATTTGTCGCCAGCGCGCGGCGCAGGAACGCCGCGGGAAAGAGATCCTCGGGCAACGTGCGCAGCGCCTTCGAGATGGCGACGATGCAGGCGCGCCATTCCCCGTTCTCGCGGAGCGGTGCGATGCGCAGGTTCAGGTAGTCGTAGATGCGGTGGGCGGACACGCCGCCGGCGCGCGACAGCGCCGCCGCGCTCTCGTACCCCGCTTCGCGCATGGCGGTGAGCAGCGCGTTGTTCTTGACCGACACGATGACGAGCAGGTCCTGGCTCACGGCGCGGCTCCCGCGCTGGAGGAGGTGGCGCTGTCGCACCAGACGCTGTTGTCGGGCAGCCGGTAGCTGACCCAATCCTCGCCGGCGTCGAGCTGCTCGGCGGCGACGAAGTCGGGCAGATAGAGGTGCGCGGCGCACCCTGCCTCCTGGTCCCGCCGGTCCAGCGGGGCGTTGTGCCGAGCGCAATGCCAATCACCACCCTGAACCGGCGAGGCGTGCAGGCAGGACCGGCAATGCCGCTCCGGCGCGGCGCCGCTATGGCAGACGGCGTGGTGGTCGCAGACCCGGCACTGCCACCACGCCGGATCCTGGCTGATGCGGGCCGGCGGCCGGGCCGCGCCGATGATGCGCGCGGCCTTCGCCAGGATCCGCAGCCCGGCCTCTGCGTCGTGCCGGATGCGCTCCTGGTAAAGCTCGTCCGTGTCCTTGCAGACCGCCAGATAGAAGGCTCGATCAAGGCCGGCGAGCTGCATGTAGGCCTGCATCTGCGCCCAGTGCAGCGGCTTGGAGGCCGCGACACCCTCGGCCTTCAGCTTGGCGAAGGACTTGGCGCTGTGGGTCTTGAACTCGCAGACGTGCCAGGTCGCCGGCGCCTCGGGGAAGCCCTTGGCGACCGCGTCCATGCTGCCGCCGAAGTGGCCGCCGGCGTCGCGAAGGTTCCACTGCCGGCCGGTCGCCGGATCCACGTCCAGCACGGTGACGCCGATGCGCCGGAGATCGGCGACGAAGCGGGTCTCGGCCAGGTGGCCCGTCTCGAAAAGCCGGAGGAGCCGGCCGGTGTGCCGGGCGCGCGTGGCCCAGCGGAAGGTGTACCAGATCGCGCGCTCGCACTCGGCGCCGATCAGCGAGGCGCCGAGATGCGCGCGGTAGCCGGCATCCGCGGCCGCCTCGTAGGCGGCGTAGATGGCGGTGACGGTGGGGCTCGACGGCGGTGGAAGGACGGCCATGGCTGGTCCCGCAGGGAGGAAGGAGAGGCCGGCGGGTGCGTCCGCCGGCGGTGTCGTCAGCCGTTGCGGCGCCAGGGCGGCGTGGAAGCGGCACCGGGGCGGGTGCCCGCCGGGGGCGCCGCCGGGTTCGCGCGGGGCGCCGCAGCGGCCGGGCGTGGCGCGACCCCGCCGGAGGCGCCCGCCGACGCCGCGGAGTAACCGGCCACCTCGTTCCGCGCCTCGCGGTAGATGCCGGACTTGTCGTTGCCGGCCGGCTTGACCTTCAGGGTCACGATCAGCGGCTTGAAGTGCAGCTGCTCGCTGTCGCTGACGTGGACCTGGCCGACCGCATGGCAGATCGCGGAGAGGTGCCTCTGCGCGATCTCGACCGTCTGCTCGTTGCGGTTCACCAGGTTCAGCTGGTCGAAGATCTTCCGGCGGGCAGCGGGGCCTTCCAGGATCTCGAACACCAACTTCAGGTACTGCCCATCGCCGGCCTTGGTCGGCAGCATCTCGCTCTCGATCAGATGCGCCAGGTACTTGCCGGGCGGCAGCACCTCGAGCGGGACGGCGGGGGCGACCTCGGTCGCGTCGAAGGTTCCGTTCAGGGAGGCCATGGGTCAGCTCCGGGCTGCGGTGGTGGAGGCGGGGGCGGCGCCGGGCGGCGTCGCGTAGAAGGGGATGCCGGCGGCGAGCTCGGGCCAGGACAACGGCAGCGTCTCCGGCAGCCCGAAGCGGTTCTTCGCCAGGAATGCGGGGCGCTCGGCGGTGTGCAGCAGGTGGTCGCCGCCGCTCACGCCGCGCACCACCTTTTTGTTGAAGCCGACATCCGACTTCAGCGTGCTCACCCGGTAGTTCGCGAAGAGCACGGCATCGACATGCTCCTGCACCAGCGCGGAGGCGCCGCGGTGCAGCTTCGGCTGGTAGCGGTCGTAGGGCTCGGTCTCGGGGCTGTCGAAGCGCCGGATCTCGGCATGCGCGATCAGGATCACGCCCATGCCGCGCTCGTCGCGCAGCGCGTTCACGCCGTCGAGGAAGCTGCGCCAGGTGTCGAGCGCGGCGAGGTAGCCCTTGCCGTAGCCGAAGGACTCGATGTCCCGCTGGTTGTGCGCCTGCGCTGTGTGCTGCCAGACCAACGGCTCCAGCCAGTCGAGGCTGTCGAGCACCACGGTCTGGTGGTCGTGTTCCTCCGTGTAGAGGCTGCCCAGCGCCTCCATCACCGCGTCGAAGTTCCGCAGCAGCCCGAAGGTCGCGGCGTCGATCCGGCCGAGCCCGTCCTCCGTCTGCAGGAACACCGGGTTCGGCGCGTCGGCGGCGAGCTGGGTCTTTCCAACGCCGGCGACGCCGTAGACCAGGATCCGCGGCGGGCGCGTCTCACCGCCGCGCCGGAGCGATGCGAGGGAGATCGCCATCAGTGCGGCTCCTTCGGCGTGCGCGGCTTCGCCTTGATGACGTCAACCTTGATGTCTCCGCCGGCGCGCGCGACCGCCTCAGCGAAGGCGTCGAGAGTCGGCTCGAAGGCGGCGACATCCTTCGCGCGGGAGATCGCGTCGCCTTCGAGCGAGATCGCGACCTGGATGCGGAGTTCGTGCGCCATCACGCGGCGTCCTTCGGTTCGAGGGTGTAGGAGGGGCGGCCGGTGGCGACGGTGCGCGCCGGCTCGAACACCGCGCGGATGCGCGGCGGCCACGCCGTGAAGCGGCTCTCCGGCACACGGATCTCGGTGGTGACGTAGTCGGCGGGGTCCTCGCCCCAGCCGCGGATGGTGGCCACGGCCTCCGCCAGCTTCGGCTGATCCCAGGCCGGCTTCTTCGGCAGGTCGGCGATGACCGCGAAGCCCTCGTCGGCGACGCGGACGCGGCCCGTGTCCTTGCCCTCGGCGCGGCGGGCCGCGGCGGCCGCTTCGCCGTAGCGGGCGTGCAGGGCTTCGTGCAGCAGGTCGGCGAGGTGCTTGGCGTCGGCCTTCAGCGCCCCGACCTCTTCCAGCAGCAGCGCCAGATGATCGACGGGCAGGCGGGCGGCCTGCGCGGCGTCCATCTCGCGCAGCTGCGCCAGAGTGGTTCGGTTGGTCATGCTGGTCCTGTCGGTGGTGATTGCGCCCGGCTGGGTGGGCGACGCCGGCGGCCGGGCAGGCGCGGGCATCGGCATGGGAGAGACGCTCATCGGAAGGTCACCAGCTCGGCGACCCAGGAGAGCGCGATGAACCCGCCGGCCAGCAGCAGGCCGCCGGCCAGGGTCCGGAGCGCGTCGCCGATCGCCCGCAGCCGGTGGGCGGTGCGCGGGGTCACGGCGTCACCTCGGCGATGGCGTCGGGCGGCGGGAGCGGGCCTTCCTCGGCCTGGCGCGCGCGGCGGGCCCGCTCACGTTCGGCATCGGGCTCTGCGCAGCGCACGCTGCGCCGCGCGATCTCGATCCAGACATGCAGCGGCAGCACCACCATCGGCGTCGCGCGGTCGCGCCAGAGGAACAGCGCGTCGTTCCGGCCGAGCCACTGCTCCAGCGTCTTGAAGCCGCCGCCGTCGCCGCGCGCCTTGACCTCCGCCTTCAGCGGCTCGGCGCCGCGGACGTAGAGGTCGACGTCGGCACCGTTGCCGCGGTACCGGACGGCGCCGGACAGCGGTACGCGCTCCGCGCGGAGCCCGCACTTCATGTGGATGTCGACGATGGCGCGCTCGCGGCGCAGGCCCTTGTCGCGGGAGGACTTGCCCATGGCCGACCTCACGCCGCCTTCCGGTGGGTCTGCATGATCCGGCTCAGCCGGCGCAGCAGGCCGCCGCGGCGGATGCAGTCGCCGCCGTGGTCGATGAGGTATTTTCCGGCCTCGTCGATCTCCTGCGGCTGGAGGTGGCTCGGCAGCAGCGGGACGAAGGCATTGCGGCTCGACACGAACACCTCGCCACGCCCGATCTGCTCCACCGTCGCGCGCGCATCCGGCGGGAACATCTCCATCTGCTCCGCCCGCAGGCCCTCGGCATGGTCGGCGCTCTCGGCGCTGCGCTTGAGCTCGTCACGGATCAGCTTGTTCAGCGCCGTCGCCAGGACCACGCTGAAGAGCTGGTCGTCCTTGCGGATCTCGTCCGCGGCATTGCGCACGACCTGGCCAACGATGGCCGGAACACTGCCGCGGTGATGGACGCTGAGACGGGCTTCGCGGATCAGGGCCCGCATGCGGTCACGCGGCGTGGTCATGTTCGTTCTCCAGGGCGTTGATCCAGAGCGGCAGCCGCCGCAGCGCCTCGCGGGCCTCGCCGCGCAGGTCGTCGAGCAGGGCGCGTGGGGCCCGACCCGCGAGCGAGGCGAAGTCGACGGGCAGGGTCGCGACGGTGAGGACAGCGGCGGTGAAATCGGCCCAGTCGGCGCCGATGGGCGCGACCTTCGGCTGGTCCGCCGGCGGGGCAGGACGCTTGGTGCGGGTCGGCAGCGGGCCGAGCGTGGCCTGGACGGCGTCGCGGACGGCGCCGCGCAGGCCGGCCATGGTCGGCGGCGCGCCTTCTGCGCGGGACTGCGCGAAGTAGGCCTCCATCGCGGCGCGGCCCGCGGCCTGCGCCTGTTCCTCGCGCCCGCCAGCGAGCTCCTCGTAGCGGTGGGCCGTGCTGGTCGAGATGCCGGCGTCGGCCAGCGCCTGGGCCTTCGAAGTTCCCACCGCTGGGAACTTCGAGCCGCCGCCCGCTCCGCCAGGCTCGGCACGTTCCAGCTCGCGGCTCAGCTCGCCGATGCGGACGCAGGCGCGCAGGTGAATTTCGCGCACCCAGACCTCGAGGTCCCGGTCGTCGCGCTGGCGGGCATAGGCGGCGAGCGCCGCGGCCTTGTCGCGGATCTCGGAGGCCTCATCGATACGGGCGCATTCTGCCAGCGCCGTGCGGGCCTGCTCGTAGCGGACCAGCGCGGCCATCACGCGGTCGCCCTTGCCGACGCGGCCGGATCGCGCGCCTGCGCCGCCTCGAAGGCCTCGACGTCCTCGAGGCGGTAGAGGATGCGGCCGCCCAATTTCAGGAAGGCGGGCCCCTGGTTCAGGTAACGCCAGCGCTCAAGGGTCCGGATCGACAGGCCCCAGTGGTTCGCGAGGGCCTGCTGGTCCAGGTGGCGAACCAGCCCTCCGCTCCGCTGCGTTCCAATGTCATGGTGCCTGCTCATGCCGGGCACCTACCGGCGGGCGTCAACATCTGTCGGGGTCCGGCCAGGTAGATCCGCAGACCGGACTCCTCGGCGCGCTTCCGGAGACGGCGCGCGTTCTCGTAGAGGGACGAGCGATGCGTCCCCGCCTGCGCCGCAGCCGAGCGGATGTTCGGCTCCGACAGGATCGCGCAGCAGCGCTGGAGGGCGGGCGACAGGCTCTCGATGAAGCGGCGGAGGTCGAGGGAGAGGCCGTGATCCAGCTCGTCCGGCGCAGCCGGATCCGGAAGGATGTCGGCCAAGGTGCAGCCGTCCGCACCCTCGACAGGATCGTCGATGCGGATTTCGCGCCGCTCGATCTGCGCCCGCTGCGTCTGGGCGGTCAGGCTGGCCGCGCGGTGCGCGATGATCCGGTCAGCAAAGGTCGGGAAGCTCGCCCGGCTCGGGTCGAAGGCCGGGCTCCGACGCCAGAGATCGAGGAAGAGGTCCTGCGCAATGTCCTCGGCATCCATGCCGCGGATGCGGCCGCTGCGGGCCAGGCGCTTCGCCGTGCTGCGGATGTGCTTGAGGGTGCGGGGTGCAATCACCGCGTCCCGGGTGGTCTGCTCCATGGGTGGTCGCCGTCGATCGAGGACGGGCTCGCGGCCCGATCGATGGCGACCGGCGAAAATTCACCCGGGAGGCAGTGGTGGCACGGGCCGGCATGGGGCTTCTGCGGAGAAGCCCAGGGGATTCATGGCGCCGTCAGCGGAGAAAAAAGTGCAGATGGCGGGAGAGCGGCCGGTGAAAATTCACCGGCGCCGTCGTTCCGCGAGGTCCCGCAGCCATTGCTCACGCTCGCGCTTTGGGCGCTCATCACGCGCGACGAAGGCCGCCACGTAAGCCTGCTGGCTCGCGTCCCAGATGATGGGGTCTGCCTCCATCCGAAAGGTGTCCTGCAGGTGGCGGGAAAGGGCTTCCTTCTGCTTCCGCACGCGCGGCGCAACGGTGCTGCTGTCGATCTTCAGGACGCCGCCGTTCATCGCCAGCAGCAGGAAGAAGGTCCAGGCGGCGACTGGCTTCGCGTTCTTGGCGCTGCGCATGTCGAACTCGCCGGGATCCATCTGCCGTGAGACACCGGGGGCCGTGCAGATGACGGTCTCGGTGCTGGTGCAGCGCAGCGTCACCTGTGCCCAGGTCGTGCCCGGCGGAAGGGCGACGCGCGGACCGGCCGGCGCAGCTCCGAGGCGGGCCTCGAGCGCCGCACGCACATCGTGGACCAGGACATCAACAGGCTGGGCAAGCCGCAGCCCGCCGCCGTGCTCAACGAGAATGATGTCGCTGAGCGACAGCACCTGGTGTCCCTGCTCTGACAGGCGGGTGCGCAGCGACGTCGGCAGAGATGCCGCGGTCGGCACCAGCAGGACCGCGCGCTCGCTACTGAGCCCGCCTTCGCGGAGCTCGTCGAATTGGATGCCACCCATCGGACCGGGCACGAGGAGCATCACCGGGGCGGCGACGCCAGCGGCGATGGCGTGCTCACCCAGCCGGGCGACACGGCTGGACGTCGGAGGCGCGGCGGCCATCTGGACTTCGAACGCCGCGGCCAGCGCCTGCCGCAGACGGACGAAGTCCACCTGCAGGACATCGGTGTCCTCGGGCTGCAGGTCGAGCGGATCGCATCGCCCCGTCGCAGACCGGCACACGGCGCGTAGCACGCCGCCTGGCGTCCTGATCACCGCGCGCGGACAGCCCTCGCCGCCCGGGGAGGGACAGTCGATCGCCGTGACCCGGCGTCCCGTCGCGCGCAGGAACCTCTGCGCCACGGGGAACTCCGCACCCAACCGGGCCGTCCAGTCGCGCCGATCGATCGCAGCGCCAGGCACGGCATCAAGCGCGTTCCAGAACAGCGGTAGCGGCTTCATCGTCATCGACACCCTGATCCGAAAGGATGAAGCCGCGTGCGCGCAGCCAGCGCTCGATGAGCTCGCTGTCGTCGTTGCGCTCATAGCGCGCGATTCCTGGGGGCCGGATGGTGACGGACCGCTCCTTCTCCGAGTCCTCGAACGCCACCTTGAAGGTGGCGCTGTTCAGCCTCCCGCCCGCCAGGCTGCGGATATTTCGGGCGGCCAGGGCCGCGAAGACGTCCTCGGCCTTCCGGATCTCCATCTCGCGATACACGCCGCCATAGTAGCGACGGTATTCGACGAGCCGCACGGCCTTGATGCCGTCGACATCCTCGACGTTCAGCGCCTCCGGGCCGTCCGCGATCAGGGGATCGAGGGTGAACCGCCCGGCGGTCTGGAAATGCTCCTCGCCGGAAAACAGGTGGTGGCCAAGGGTGCGCAGGTAGAGGTTCCGCTCACCCTTCGTGTTGGCATGCACCCCGATATCGCCACTGCGCTCATCGTAGATCAGCACGTCGTGGCGCTGCGGGCGATAGAACTCGGTCCCGACCCCGCCGTCATCCTTCTGGCTGGCTTCCCGGCGCATCGGCAGCCCGTGCCGCACCAGGATCCAGGTCATCGGAGGATGCCTGATGACGAACATCCGGCAGCCGCGCCCGCGCCGGTGGCTCTCGAACCAGTCGTCGAGCTCGCTCTCGAGGCGCTGGCGCAGCTCGGTGTCGATGGCGGGGAACGCGCCGCGGACCGGGTTCGTTGGCCCGAAATACTCGAAGTTCTGCTGGCGCATGGCAATCGCTTCAGCATGGTGGGCGCGGACCACCTCGGGCGCGGCGCGCCACACGTCGATGGCCAAGTCGATGGGCGTCGCCCCAGGGTCGTCGGCCACCGCCAAGCCGCGCGCACGTACGGCAGCAAGGAGCTGGTCCATGTCCTCCGCGCCTGCGGTCTCGTGCACATAGTAGAGGGCATCGACCATGTCGGCCGGCGTCGCCGCGTCCGGGCGCATCAGGATGTCGGCGAGCCCGGCGAAGTCGATCTCGACGAGCGGCGACGAGGGGAACTCGAAGCCGCGGCCGCGGAGGTAGTCGCACCAGGGCGCCATGAACGCCGCGAGTCGCGCCGGCGCGATGGCGCGCAGGCGGTCAGGGTCGGCGAATTTCTTGGGGTTGAATGACGCCATGGGGGTCTGCCGGGCTGGGGGGCGCCGAAGATGACGCAGGCGTAAGCATAGAAATGTTCCTATTCCGTTCAAGCCTGTGGTTGATGGACCCCGACAGATCTCGCGGCATCCGAGTAGGTGCGGAGGGTGCCTCGAACCCTGACCGAGATCCTGCGATTGCCCGTGCCACCGTCCGCCAACCCCCACCTCCAGCCCCATCTTCGCGAGGTCTGCGACCTCCTCGCCCGCGGCCTGCTGCGGCTGCGCAGCCGCGCTGCCCAGGAAGCCGCGCGTGACGCCGCGGACCGTGGAGAGAGGTTGCTACACTTCTCTGCCCCCCAGCGCCTGCATGCGAACCGGACCAACCGGAGAGATGCATGACCAGGAAGACAAAGACCCAGGCCGCGCCGACCTTCACGGCGCCGGCAATCCCGCCCGCCGACGTGCTCGGCCGGCTTGCCGCCCTGAAGACCGCCGCCACGCCGGCGCTGAAGCAGCAGTGGCGGGAGCTCTTCGGCACCGAGCCGCCGCCCTACAACCGGCGCTTCCTGGAAAGCCGCTTGGCCTATCGCGTCCAGGAGCTCGCCTATGGCGGCCTGAAGCCCGAGACGCTGGCCCGCCTCGAGGCGCTCGGCGAGCAGCTCGACGGCGGGAAGGTCACCGTTCGCCGCATGCGCGGCGACGACAAGCCGATCGCCGGGACACAGCTGATCCGCGAGTACCAGGGCGTCGAGCACGTGGTGACCGTCACGCGCGCCGGCTACGAGTACGGGGGCCAGCCCTACCAGTCGCTTTCCGCCATCGCGCGCGCGATCACCGGCACGCGCTGGAGCGGGCGGGTGTTCTTCGGGCTGCGCCCGAGCCGGAGCGCTGCATGAAGCGGGACACGAAGCAGGCCGGCGCGACGCCAGCGACCGTGCGGAAGCTACGCTGTGCGGTCTATACCCGGAAGTCGAGCGAGGAAGGCCTCGACATGGAGTTCAACTCCCTCGACGCCCAGCGCGAGGCCTGTGAGGCCTTCATCGCCAGCCAGCGCGCCGAGGGCTGGGTGCTGGTGCGCGAGCGCTACGACGATGGTGGCATCTCTGGCGGGACGTTAGAGCGCCCCGCCTTGAAGCGCCTCGTCGCTGACATCCAGGAGGGGCTGGTCGATGTTGTTGTGGTCTACAAGATCGATCGCCTCAGCCGCTCGCTGGTGGATTTCACAAAGCTGGTCGAGGTGTTCGACGCGAACTACGTGACCTTTGTGTCTGTCACTCAGTCGTTCAACACCACCACCAGCATGGGCCGGCTGACGCTGAACATCCTGCTCAGCTTTGCTCAATTTGAAAGAGAGGTCATTGGCGAGCGGATCCGCGACAAGGTGGCGGCGTCGCGCAAGCGCGGCCTGTGGATGGGCGGCTATGTGCCGCTCGGCTACGACGTGCGCGAGCGCAAGCTGGTTATCAACGACGCCGAGGCGGTTCTGGTGCGGCGGATCTTCACCGGCTTCGTCGAGATGGAGTCCTGCACGCGGCTGGTGCAGATGCTGCGCGCCGAGGGCGCCACGACGAAGCGGGGCCGGCCGCTCACCAAGAGCGACGTCTACCGCATCCTCAGCAACCGCGTGTACCTCGGCGAGGCGGTGCACAAGGGCACGGCCTATCCCGGCGAGCACGACGCCATCGTCACCCAGGCTCAGTGGGACGCGGTGCACTCCGTCCTGCAGGTCAGCCCGCGGGTGCGGGTCAACCGGACGCGGAACACCACCGCGCCGCTCCTGCGCGGGCTGATCTTCGACAGCGATGGCCGCGCCATGTCGCCGAACCACAGCCGCGGCCGGGGCGGGCAGATGTACCGCTACTATGTCAGCCAGGCGGTGCTGAAGGGCGGCGCGACGGAGCGGCCGGCGATCGCGCGGCTGCCGGCCGGCGAAATCGAGGCGGCGGTGGTCGCGCAGGTCCGCACGCTGCTGCGGCAGCCCGAGATGGTGGTCGGCACCTGGCGGGCGGCGCGCGCGACGGCGCCGGAGGTCACTGAGCAGGAGGTGCTGCTGGCGCTGGAGCGGATTGAGCCTCTGTGGGACGAGCTCTTTCCCGCCGAGCGGACGCGCATCGTGAGGCTGCTGGTAGACCGCGTCGACGTCCGGGCCGAGGGCGCCGCGGTACGGCTGCGGCTGGACGGGCTCGGCAGCCTGGTGCGGGATCTTGCCGGCCGAGAGCCCGAGGCCGGGAGGGCGGCAGCATGAGTGAGGCGACGCAGACCCTCACGGTGGTCATCCCGCTTCGTGTGAAGCCGCGGGGCGGGCGGAAGGCGATGGTCACGCCCGGCGTGCTGGCGCTGGAGCGCCGGCAGGACATCACACTCATCAAGGCAGTGGCGCGGGCGTTCCGGTGGCGGCGGATGCTAGAGTCGGGGCGGTTCGCCACGATCAGCGAGCTTGCCGCGGCCGAGAAGATCAACTCGTCCTATGTCTCGCGCGTTCTCCGCCTGACCTTGCTCGCGCCCGTCCTCGTGGAAGCGATCCTTGACGGCAGGCAGCCTACCGCTATGGGCCTTTCCGACTTGTTGCGACCTTTCCCTACCGATTGGCGACTACAATCGGGACGTCTTTTATAGAGGAGCGGAAAGACTCTTCTTGTGTGCCAGGAGACTCTGAATCGAAGATGCTGCCGTTCATGGCCATGCACCTTCGAGGGGCCTACAGAAACCAAGGCGTGCGCTCCAGAACAGGATGAAGCACGAAGGATGAGCCACCCTGTCTCAGGAACGCGGCCGTCAAGTAAGCGATGTCCCCCGCGTATTTGGTCGTGATTGGTTCGGCGCACAGGGCGTCGCTTGACGCCCAGTTCAGCTTAGTCAGGCTTAGAATCTGCACCGCCGCGGCCCTGAGGTCGGGCGGACCCGCAGGTACCCCGGGCGGGCGCTCTACTCGCACGTTCAGTTCCAGCGCACGGGGGGCGCCGAGAGACCGGCGGTACGGATTGTAACCCGTCGTTGACAGATAAGCCTGATTCGGCGACGCGACAGCGTAGCGACCTCGTGCAAGACTTCCGTCCGTCTCTGGGCGGTCATCGTAGAGCCTCACGTGATGTTGCGTGTTGATCCAGACGAAGACGAAAGTCCCTCGCGGTCGAACTGCTCGCGCAGCGCGGAGCACCGCGTCGCGGTCGTCGCGCGAAAACTTCGCCGATGTATGGAAAACGACGGATGGGTCGTCGCGGAGGTTCAGGCGCCCAAGCGTGTCCCGGACGAGGGCGCCGTAATGCTGGGCGCGCGCCTCGTAGGAGAAAGCCTGGGTTCCACCGGAGTAGAATCTCCATCGGCCGAACTCGTCGAACACGTTGGCGAAGCCCATCTGACGCGAGGCGGGGCCGCCTTGGCGACTCTGGGTGTGGGACAGACCGATGAAGAAGTCGGCGTCTGGCATCGATTGCGGAAGGACCCAGGGCACGACCCCGCACTTCGCGACGATATTGAGCGCCAGGTTCAGGTCCTTGTAGTCCGGGTTCTGGAGCGTAGGCGTGTCGACCATTTGGCACGGCACGCCTGCCTCAAGCAGTACCCGCTTTACGGTGTAGTAGGGACCGGTCTCGTCGTCGGCTGCCCTGCCAGCTTCGGGACAGTGCACCAGGAAGATGCGTGGTAGGTCTGTTGCGCCTCGCCAGTCTGGGTGCTCGGCAAGCAGGCGTTCGCATTCCGACCCAGCCAACTCGGGTGCAACGGGCATAATCGCACGGTAGGTCAGTCGCGCGCTAAACGTCTTCTCTGCACCGCGATACTTGAAGCGCCCTGCCTGGATGCGTTGGATCAGCGCCCTCATTCCCTCCACGTGCTCTGGGGCGCAGACCGGCACAATTTCGATTTCCCGCCGGTCGCGCCCGTAGGAGCCGTGACGGGCGATACCGTCTCGAATGTCCGGGCTGGCATGTTCTCCGCCGAACGCCACTTCAGGTTCACGGAGGCCCTCCACACGCATGGTGTGGGGACCGTCTGGTCTGGGCGAGAGCGTCATCACATCGAGTGACAGGACCACTTCTCCGCCGGCGATCAGGAGCGGAAAGACGTCTTGCGCCAGGTACGTGGCGATATCGGCCGTTTGAGCCGCGCGAGCGCGCGCCGCACCGCCCGTTGCACCGGGAAGAGCACGGCGCTCCTCGCGCGTGAGATCATAGGTCAAACCGCCTTGCCGCAGGGCTTCCTCAATGAAAACTCTCGGCAGCTTCGGAATGACGCGGGACGACGGCACAACCTCCTCGCGGCTTGGCTCGCTGGTCAGCAGAACGCGCGAGAGATCCGGAGCAGGTGCGACAAGACGCACGCGCTGCCATCCTCCCAAATCAGGTCCACAATCAGCGTAGGCAGAGAGACCTGCTAGTCTACCCGCATCGAACGAGCGGAGCGCGGTCGGGAGGGTCATGACGCTCTGCACGACGGCCGTGGGATCGATGGCCAGGTAGGCGTGGCAGCCATAAGCACGGATTTGGAACGCGCAGGCTGGGTAGATGCGCACGATGCGGGACACTGCTTCGGGGGCCGTAATTTCTGAGCCGCGGCGGTGGGCGATCACCTCGCCGAACCGTGCCACGTCTATGAACCAGCCGGATGCCCGCAACTTGTCTTTGAGCGCCTGAATGGCTTCGCGGCGACGACTATCGGGAGCAAGGTCCAGCGTGCGGCAGGTCAGCGGAAACAGATTAGTGTGCTCCGTGATGGGCGCGGGCGCTCGCCCCGCGGCCGCCTTGGCAAACGAGGCCTCCCGCCGCGGCGCGTCGCTTTGGAGCACAACCTCCGTGAGGACCGGCCCCGACGAGTACTCGGGGGCAGGCAGGCCGAGCGCCTGCATCTCTGCCAGCATTCGGGTCGTACCTTCGCGGCGTGCCTGGATGAACGGGCTTCCCTTCGCATCACGTACCGAGCGGAGCCAATCCACTAGCCTCGGGTTGCGTGGCAAATGGTCCAGTCGGACATCGCGCAAGGAGAATCGCTCTGGGACGTTGCGGGGCTGAAGGATGGGCCCGGGACTGCGTACGACCAGGGCATCGGTGTATTTTTCGCATTCGATAGGCAGTGTTACCGCGTAATCGCGGTGCACGACCGCGTTGACGATGGCTTCATCAACGGCGATCGGAGGTAGCTCGGGTTCTTCCCGAAAACCCCCGGCTGTCTCTCGGATCTGATACGTCTTAAAAAATGCGGACTCGGCGATGAAGGCCCTCAGATCCTGGATTTGCTTTGTTACGGGGCCGCTAAAGTCACGCTGGGCGTCCGGCAAGCGCTGTCGGTCGCGCTCAGCTATCGGGACGCCGAAGCGCATGAGGCGGATATAGGCATGCGGGAGGATCCGCTGCGGGTTCGCCGCGAAAAAGAGCAGCCCCGAGTGGCTCAGCGTGAAGCGGCCCTGGTCGTCGCGCAGTGTTGCACCGACCTGGTATAGTAAATCTGTCGGGTCGAGCGGTGCGGAGCCGTTCGTTCTCCCCGAGGCGAACTCACGGAAGACACCGTCGTCCAGTTCCCGTATGTCGAACGGACAGGCTTCGCGCGATCCCAGGTCGACGACCCGACGGTCGCGCTCGAGTTGCTCGCGCGGGAGGCCGACGAGCGGGAGGTTCTGTCGTCCCGAGCGAACCCAGGCGCGTCGGGCACCGCCGAGTTCCTCGCAAATGGTGCGTTCCGGTGGCCGTGCGTGGAAGAGGGCAAGTTTGACTGCCGGTCCGTGCGGCCCCTTCACGTCGGCCATCCGCGTGGCGCAGTTGTGTCCGACCAGCAGATGATCCAGGCGTAGGATGTCGTTGAGCTGGCTCTCGCTCAGGTGGTCCACGCCGAGCAACTCGCCCGCCTTCGAAACGCCGAGGACAAGAACGCCGCCGCTCGCGTTGGAGAAGGCGGACACCGTCTCCTGCACAATCTCTTTGATCTTCTTGACATCAGAAGGTGCGCATCCATCGTTGCCTTGTCGCGGTCGCGGGACTTCCTTGCGGTCAAAGTGCTGCCCCTCGCACGCCTCGTCGGTCGCTGCGCTAATGAAAGCGAGGTGCGCCTGCGGATCATCATAGATCGCGCGAGGCGACGGGACGGCACTCGCGTCCGAAGGCGACGATGACATGGCGCTTGGTCTCGAGGGCATGACCAGACGACGAGGTCGGCTCGACTGGATACGATCCGATGAAGGTATGGAAGCTCACATACGCTGCGCCGATTCGGCCAGTGGAATCCGCTCAAACACCCGGGGCCTGCTCGTATTCACGGTGAATGGGACAAGATGACCGAGCGCATAACTAGGCTCGATGTCGGGAGGCTGTGACACCGCCAGGCGCTGAGGTCTGCAACAGGCCCGCTTAGCCCGGAATTCTCACCAGTGCACGGTGGGGGTGGGTATTCGGCCCTCGATGGGCATGGGGCGGCGCGTTGAGGTCGTCCGATCGGCAGCGGCTGCCTGCGGCAGCCGAGCGCTCCCGTTGCCGCCTGCTGGGCGGCGTTGTTCGGGGGCGAAGGCGGCTTGCGGTGTCTGGTTCGTCAGGGCGCCGCGGCGGCCAATCGCGCATGGGCGAGGGCGAACTCGTCCTGGAAGGGGTGGCCCGACGCCATGGCGATGGCGATGCGCCGGACGGAGCGTCGGACCTGGGCGCCGATCAAGGCCAGACGCAACCTGCCGCGGGTGGCCTCTGCGAACTGGGTGTGCGCGAGGCCGATGCGGCGGAGCGCGCAGAGCACAACATAGGTCATGGAGGCGAACCAGAGGCGGAGCTGGTTGGCGCGCATGGTGGCGGCCGAGGCGCGGGCTGCGAACAGATCGAGCTGGCATTCCTTGATCCGGTTCTCCAT